TTTGATCGTATCAATAAATTCAGGGATATATTCTCTCTGTTTTGCATATGTTACATTACGTTCGTAGCTGTCGGAAGGATTGCCCGCCTTGCCCTCGCCCATATACATATCAAATGTCCACGAATTAAACATATTATCAACTACATCTTTGCGTACCATTGTAAAATACACCGCTGACTTTTTACCATATCCTTGCACAAAAAGCCGATCCTCGTGTGCTGCTTCAAAGAATGTATCTACTGTAAATCCTTCTTTTTTAACAGCAATGTCGTGATAGGTGTTTTTGCCAATTTCGAGTTCCACTAGATTTTCTTGAATGCTTTCCATAATAATGTCTAGCGCAATGCCAGAAGATTCTTCGCCCGCGCCGTAGTCATTATACACAGAAACGAATGGTGTAAGCATAGGTTTGTATAATGCACTACTGTAGCAATGACTGCGATAGCTACTCAAGTCGTTTTCTAATACAGGAAATACATACATCTTCTCGCCATCGTGAATTGGTAAGTTAGTAAGTCCACAAGTTCCATTCCAACAGCCCATCTAATTCTCCTATTTAAATTTACCTATTATCAGATTTTATTTCCGTTACTTTCTTTAATACTGAATGTAGTAATTCCATACTATCTGCAAATTTAATTGCATTGCTGTTTTTTTCCAAAACTAGATCATCAATATCATCCATCACAATGCGAATATTGATAAAGTTTGTTCCGCCTTTACCATACAGCATGGCATCTATATCCATGAGTTTATCAATTAGCTTCATAGGAATTTTGATGCTGAATACAGCGCATTGGCTGCAATGTCTCGGAATCAATTCTTACTGCAAGAAATCCTTTATGCGAGGAATTCCTGTACCAGTATTGAACGTCTGAAAGACAAACTGATGTGAATGATTTAGTATAATCATTGCCTTCTTCGTTGCACCCAGCCAAGAGCAAGGACGACAGTAATGCTATGGTAATTAGTTTCATTAGGGGGTTTCCTTTATTTTCAAGTATCAACATAACATATGATACGGCGATAGTCAATACTTTTTGGCTCACGCCTAATTAGATTATACCTTTTTCTTCAATACGATAAAGTTTGTGTAGTCGCATGAAACGTATTGATCATAGTTAATGTCTGATGTGTGGATATATTCTGCCCGAATTTCGATATTGTTGATATCAGAATCATCGCCAAAGTGATCCTTTGCCATTTGTAAAAGTTCACTGATGACATAACCATCAGGAAAATATAGATACAATTCGGTAGGCGTATTGACAGGCCAGAAGTCTCTAGCGGTTTGGCTAATGCGTGAATATCCCATTACTAATTCCTTTCTTTGATGAATTCAATATTCTTAGCGTATATCTTGTACTGACAATGTGACGACATAATAGCAAAATGTATCCACCACAACTGTTCTGATTTTAGTCACTTTTCCGTTAAAATTTTCCTGCGAGCCATCTGTGTTAGTCAATACTTCTTCACCGATCATAGGAACGCGTTGCAAGAAATCTTGTCTGGTTATATTGGGTTTATTTTCTACTAGTTTCACAAATTCAATATGAAATTTTTCAGAAGCATCTTTCATTTCTTATTCTTTCTTTTTGAGCGAAGTTTTGCGCGTGTCTTTTCTGACGGGTTTGATATTGATCTATTAAATGGATTACTATCTGGAATGCGCGATTCCCAGTCTTTAACTTTAGGTTCAATGAATGATATGTTTTCAGAAAGCCAATCTGTTTCATCAATTATCATAAATTCGTCAAAAGTTCCAAAGATAATATCTTTGCTATAACCTCTTTGATTCGACAATATCGTTTCTATGTCTATTATCATTTTGTCACTTTTCTATATTTCACAATATCACATTTATTCCACCCAAAGTTACAAGCAATGTCAATCCAAGACTCATCCGAATCCGAAAATACAACTTCCACTTCATCATAAGACTTTAATTCTTCTGGCATTCCAGAGTAATGCTTTGGTTTGTAGTTTTTAAATTCCATGCGCTTTCCGATACACATATAAAAATTAGCCAAAAGATGTTTATCAGATCCAATTTGGTGACATTTTTCCGACTTGTTCCTTAGTCCATTGTTTGATCCCGTCTTCCCAGAACTCCACTCGGTGACAGCATTGAATTATAGAATTATAAGTTGGTAGATGTAGTTCATCTGACACCCAGACGATATTAGTACCGTGCATATCATAATCAACATGCCAGTCATGTAGGTAAATATAAACTTTCATTTCACAGACCTTTTATTGTTATAAGCTAATCGAAGTGTTGCGTCAACTATACTTTTTCAGTAGATCAAAGTCAATAGATATTACGTTCTTTTATAGGTGATAGGCCACAATGTAATCAACGCAACAATCGCTAATTTAGAAAACACTGTTAAAAATGTAGTTGACTTATAATCCAACAACTATAGTACAGGAATTTATAATACTATACTTTGATCAGCCAATCAATGTCCAGCCAATCTGTATCTTCGTTCATCAATTCGACTTCATCCCCATGGATTTTTTTTAGCTTGTCCCAAACATATGCGTTGTTCATTTTGATACCGTAAGATTCTTTGTTGCAAGTGTAACAAGAACCACTTGTGCTGAAAAATTCATACAAAAAGATTTCTATCTTTTCGCCTAGACTCACATAATGGTCAGTTCTACTTTTAACACTTATGATGCCGCTTTCCATGCACCAACTGCTACCATCAAGGTAGCCACCTGATTTTCCACTGAGAACTCTATAGTGTGGTTCCACACCATTAAATTTTATAATAACCCAATTGTCAACTTTATAATTTTTCATGAAATGTTCCTTAATTTCAAAGTGATTATATTATTTTTACCATGCAACTTCAAGAGTATCATCATCAACATCACAATAGCTGAGTTCACCAAGACAAATAAATCTTGTCCCATTTACAACTTTATCAACATCAGTGTGCCAATGACCAAAAATGTGCAAATCGGGCTGGTGGACTTCAAACATGGCCTGTAGTGCCGATGCGGTCCTAGTTTTGGATTGGTTTTTACCTCCTAAACTGTTCCCTGTTTTGATAAACAGTTCGAGAGCGATCTCTGCAGGACAATCGTGCGTAACCATTACTCTTGGCTGTGCAAGTTCAAACATATTGATAGCAATGTTTAGATCAGCATAAGAGAGTTCTTCATCCTCCCACATGTCAATACCCATAGTCCTCCAATGGTGATCAATCGACCAAGCACCGCCCATATACATTACATCATTAATAACTGTAGAATCTGGAATCCACGATTTCATCTTCTTACATTCATTAGGCGAGTCATGATTTCCTCGAATGAATTTTGCATTTTTGCGAACCATCATATTATCAAGATTTGTGTGCCAATATTTGCTTTTTTCAAACCCCACGCCCATATCACCAACTTGAACGACAGAAGTGACTTCCTGAGGAAGATTGTTCAGGACCAATTGCAGTTCGCGAACGTAGCCGTGTACATCGCCTATATATCTTGTTTTACTCATTTTGCCTCACCAAATCTTATACTGGTTTCATGCCAACATAAAAATATTATTTGTTTCTTTTGTTGCGCAAGCGGTTCATCATGCGCTTATATTTCATAATTTCCGCTGCCAAAACAAGGACTTCATGCACTTCATAACTAAATGTGTGTACATTAAAAACTTCTACCGCACGAAATCCATCGGATGAGGTACAAAAAGTAACGGGTTTCGAGTAAAAAGAAGCAATTAATTTTTCAGCACCTGTCATTTTAAATCCTTACTATTTTCTACATAATAGGTATACGACAGATTGAATGGTTAGTCAATACATAAAGTGTCTTTTTCTGTTAATAATTTTTGCAATTTGTCTGGAGTGGTTTCGAGTATTGATGCAAGACTATTGATAGCTTCATGGATAGTATAGACCCCAAAACGCATAGTGGGATCATTGTTTTCTGCTGCCAGCAAAAATAATAATAATTTACTATGATTTTCATTCATTCAATTGCATCCTTGGCAATGCAGAACCCTCTAACACCGCCAATTAGTTTTAACTGAACAATTGCTGCTCGACAAGATTCTTCATTATTAAATTCTTGCATTGCCACGCCACTCCCATTGAAAGTGGTGTATATAAGTACCAAGATGAATGCACCCGCTGTATTAATCATTCGTCTGTACCAAACTTTTTATGTAACCGCAAATAATGAGCATATTCTTTGTCTTTTTTTGTTTTAGCAATAAGGATACCTGCATTCTTACTTTTCATTTCTTCATTTAGTCTTTTTCTTTGTTCTTTGTCGGTTTCACTACGGTAATAATAATACCTTGCTACAATTTCGCCATCATTTAATTCACAAGCGGAAAAATAAAAACTTCCAGCATTTACCATTCCTTTTGATTTTGCTAATGTAACTACATTATCAATTTTATCTTTTAAATTTTCTGCACTACTGTCAAGCGATTTCATTACTAAACAATCTTGCACTACATATGGGGTTATTTCTTTATTAGAAATTGACATTTCATATCTCCTATAAGATTTTTGTCTTAGTTTGCCATTTGACTGTATAACAGGCATTCACTTCATATGTTTATATATCATACAAATGGCAATGTCAATACATTAAGTTCTACTTAGCTGTTTTGTCTCTAGTGATATAGCAACATTGGAAAGTGCTGCTTCTAGTCTACTTTGCTCGGCAAATAGATTTTTGTGCTCGATAGAAGAAAGCTCTTCGTCTAGAAATTTGACTTCTACTTTAGCATCACTAAATGCCTTCATAATATAGGCGGCAACTGTGGATTTTCCGGCCCCAGTAGCACCGGAAATTACAATGCTAATTTTTTTCTTTTCCATAATTATGTCCTTTGTTGCGGTTGGTGGTGGGGCAGACTAATTTAGTCTGCCCCTATAATCAGTCCAATGTAGCCAATTCTGCCTGAATTTCTTCCAGTGTCTTATTTTCCAGAATTTGATCTTTCCTTTTTGCCAAAAGTGTAAGCAATTGCTCTTTACGTTTTGCTTTTTCGGCAGATTCAATACGTTGGGCGTTTTCTTGTTGCTTTACAGCAATGATATATTTGACCAATTCGAGCTTCTGTTCGTCTACTGCACGTTTGGTGTTTACAGAAGTTGAGACAAAAGTATCTTCTTCTTGCATTTTCAAATCACGATTGATAGCCTTTGCAACATCATTTAAGTTTGCGCCGCGCGCAGATGTAAGCGGCAAATCCCACAATTCTGTCACAGTAAGAACCCCCACAACTGAAGTGAACCCGAATTTACGACGTGTAGCATTTTCAAAAATATTCATATTATTTCCCTTCAAAAGTTTATTTTATAGAGTTGATTAAGTTTTTCGCCTTTAGCATGAACAACAACAGAATTCTTTTTGGTAGAAGAAAAACCGACGCCGCTCATCTGCTTTGTAGTATACTCGCATTTTAGTTTGTCTGCAAGGATTTCAAACACTTTGCGATGTTTTGTTAGGTCGGTGCGCAATTGTTCGTTGTAGAATCCTCTTGTCTCATCTGGATTGATACAATCATCAAGCACAAAAAACCAGTGCTTATTCCCCGAACCATTTTCATCCATATAGTTTGGGCTGGTAGCAATAGTATTGACTTTTACGAATGTTTCTGTTTTCAAATTCCAAATTTCTCTGCACGCAGAATTTTCTTGGATGCCGGAATGCTTATCAATTGAAACAATTTCACCATTCTTAACATAAATCTCGATAGATTTTACATTACCTTGTACCCCTTTAGGATAAGAAAACTCATAAATCTTACCATGTGATTCTACTTCAAGATTGAATCCCACATCAATAGATTCCCGTTTGGTAAAATTATTGACCATAACACTATAACACCCATCACTAGGCGTAGTCAACCACCGAACGTTCTCCACCGCATCACAAACAGGATTACTGACATTCATATCAACATCAAGCTTATTTGATTTGTTACTAAAATAAATGCGATTGCCATTTGGTTCAGTTACATAGATATCCAAATCATCTGTATTAAACCAATTCAGGCTTACGCGCATCTGAGCATCTACATTACCCCCCGCGCGCTTCACCTTTTCTTTGATAGAATCAGCAACATTACCATTATATGACCAAGATAGGTTGTTATCCCATTTAAAAATGTTTTGTGCATCTTCATTGATAGGTGCTGTCAAACTCATAAGATTTTCCGACAATTCATTTTTCAACAGCAATTCCATAGATTCGGAACGTGGAATTACAGTGTTGATAAATTCTGAAATGCCAATTTCAATTTTATGTTGTGTAGCTTTTTTCTGTGGTTTTACTTCTTTCATTAGAAGATCCGCAATCCCGCCATCTTTCATCTGATCACGAGCCTTCGTATCTACAAACAAAACATCGTTTACGCTGATATCAGATAGATTCGCAAAACGACGCTTTAGGCTTTCACCAATGCCCAAATCATCAACAGTTTTCATTGCTTCTTTGATCATATTTGGCGTGATAAGTGATGTAGTACGCTTATAAGTGTCAGGTGCCACTTTCGACTCGTACATCCGCACAGCCTGTTCTAAATCAACGCCTTCTGTCAAATCTTGAACCAGCGAACCAATTACAGTGTTGCGAAGACGGGATGCAAAATTAGAAAAGTGTTCCCATACATATGAATTTTTAGATTGGTCTGAATTAAGCTTTCCGTACTGCTCTTTAAAATGTTTAAACTGTTCCATGATGGATTGAAACTCTTGCCCACGATAGATGCTGTTAGATTTGATAAGATCCAATACAGAATCAATTGCAGACATACTTAGCTCGTCTAACCCACGCTGAAAAACATGCACATTTGATTTTGCGACTGACATGAGAGTTGGGCCTTCAGCAGAAACAAATTTGCATTTTAGTTCTGCTTCAAAATGATGCCACTGTTTCACATCATTATTCTCAATTTGTTGGTAGCTTACTTCTTGACCATAACGTGCTTCGGATTTGCGAAAAATATTTTTCACATTGCTTGACCGAACAATTTCTGCCATTGTCGCAGATACTACGTCATATGGATGAGGTGCATCTACAATAGCGGCATCCCAAACTGTTGTCATTACACCATCTTTAATAGATACTGCATTTGCAATATTGGCAATAAATTGTTTGCAGCAGTTACAATCATGTTCTGTGCGCTCTTTAAAAATAGGATCAGTACCTTGTGGAAATGCTCCTAGATAAGCATTCCAAAGAACATCTGTATCAATATCTGTGGTAAATAGCTCGCCTTTTGACATCATATCAAATTGTTTGCGCACCAGTTTAGAAAACGTTAGGAAGTTTGACATTCAAGCCCTCATTAATTTCATGTTAAAATTACTCTGTAAGTACGAATTTCTTAGGCCACCTACCTACATCAATACCGTAATAAAATGCGACATCAAAGTAATCGCTATTGACTTCGGAATTATCATACCAATCGCTGCCTTTCATTGCGGCAACAAGTTCGTTCAAAAAGTCTTTTGCAACACCTTTAAAGTTATAATCAATGTTGTAAACATTTACATTTTCGCCAATATTAACCTTACCTGAAGTAAGTGTAACGACTATCTTAGAATTGTTAGGTATAGAAACAGTACCTTTCATGTCATACTTTTTCAGTACGGCTTTGATGTTTGGCATACGGACAGACTTCATTTCTTTTGAGATGTAAGACATGTTTCGTTCCTTTTTGTGTTACCTTATGAATACAGATTATCAATTAATCCGTATCCTGTCAAGCACCAATTTAGTTTTAATTGTCGCACATACCACTAAATGCTGCATAAGCACCGCCATTTCCTAGCATCAATGTACGCGAACCACATTTTGAAAAAGTGAAAGCCGCCATGCCAATACTAAAAACGACAAACAACAAAAGTAAAAAATTAAACATGTCAGATATCTTTCTCATTTTGCAAGTCAAAAACTGGCTCGGTATTGTCGTGTCCATAAAAATAACCTACTGCAAGTGCAATAATAGGTGTAATAAGTATAATCAGAAAGTATGTCATAGCGTGTTTTCCTTTGATATGTTTTCGCCCTACTGTTTAACAATAGCATCACAATAGGGCAGTGTCAGCCTGTTATTTACCAGCCGTGTTTTTACTAAACATGCCGCCGATTACAAGCGCGGCCAACCAAGTCTCAAATACGAACGGGATAGCAGCAACTGGGAATAGGGTATTAACTGCCCAGATCAATACAAGCGGCATAACCGCAACAAAAACGATAAGCAGTATTCCAAAAGTTAGTTTCATGGTGTGTTCCTTTATTTGTCATTAGAATTACTTTATATATCTAAAATGGGTGTAAGTCAACATGTATTTCACATATGACTAGTTAAAAGTTCTACTCTTTCTTCGAGTGAATACCCACCGAAATACCCCAAATCAATTTCTTCGTATTTTTTTCTTTTGACAGTTTGGATTTTATTCGTGCCATTATATAGTTTTTTGGGTGTTATACAGATATCATGGGACACAGGTTTGATGTATGTCCCGTATTTTTGAGCATTGGGCAAATTATCCCATACAACAGTAAAATCTTTCTCCAAAACTCTAATCATATCCTTTCCAGATAAATTTTGCATTTTTTTATGCCCCGCTGTCCATCTGAACAGCGATGAGATACTATTTTTCTTTGCATCTTGAACACGCCACAAAATTACATTAGAAGCTTCGATTAAAGATGGGACCGCAAAGGATCTACAATCAAAGAATGCATAGCCATTGCCTGCCATTTGTGTAGGGGCAACTTTTAGTATTTCTGCGTTAAAATATGCAGTAGTCATAGATGCAAGTATAGAGTTTATTTTAGATACTTTGCCGCCAAAAATATATTCTGCTTCTGGGTTATCCATTGAGTAGATCAAAGTGATCTCATCTGACTGTGTATACGCAAATTTTGCATTTGTTTCTGTTGCAATTTGCATAGTTGTATCTACCATAACCCTATTAAGATTAATGTCAAAGGGTTTGATAAAACCTTTGGTGAACTTACTAAATCGCTTTCCATCTATCCTAACACATAAGATGTCTGGTTGTGAAATTCTTGCTGATGTATATACCTTTTCGTACTCTTTCATACGATCACCAAATAGATCATTTTTCATATTATTTACTCCAATGTTTTTGAGCTGGGCATTGTTCTTGTACAGGACAATCATCACAATACCACTCTTCTTCTAATGAAAGTCTACACCCCCAAGGGGTTCCTTTTTTCCATCCAGTAAGTCAACATGTATTTCACATATAACTAGTTAAAAATTTCGAACATGGGCGCGGCGATATTGGCAACTTGTTGGCCTGTTGCTTGATGGATTAGGCGAACCTGACTAACATGGATGAGGTATCCTGCTGCAACCGACGCGTGATAGTTACAGCCGTTCTGCTCAAAGCTGGCGTTCAGATTGCGGCGCATGATCTCTGCGTTTTTATCAGTCGGTGCACCGTTCGCCGTGCTGTTGACGCCGCCTCGGACATTCCACGCAATCACATGCCATCCAGCTTGGTCTCTGTATTCGGCGCGGTAGATTGGAGTAATAATGCGTCCCACTTTCGTCTCCTGTGTTTTACCTGTGTGTTAGTTATAGCATTTATGGTAGTACCGCGCAAGCACTAATTTTGTATTTTACTCCACATTATATAATCCAATCCATGTTTTTCCAATCAACAAATTCATCTACAATTTCTACATTATCGCCATGTTTTTTTACAAGCATATCCCAAACGTGTGCATTATTCAATCGAAAACAGTATGAGTCTTTGTGGCATAAGTATGTAGAACCACTGTAACCAGTAAAGGTAAACTTATCTTCGTTTATTGTAACACCAACAATCCCAGAGCTCATTTTCCAACTATTGCCTGTTGTGTATCCACCACTCCATCCAGCTACCACCCTATAGTGTGGATTTTCGGTTTTAAAATATACAACAACCCAATTATCAGGATTGTACATCATAAAGGCAACTCGATATGATTTGTAGACAATAATGTTCCATTCATATCGACAAAAGTAATCATATCAAACCCTTCATCAATAGATGGAATAATATAAGAATTATACATGCTTGTCAATATGTTAATGGGGATAGTTTTGCCAATCCGATTTAATAGGCGAGATTTCCAAGCATGTAAATTGTCAACGTCTTTGACTTCTGGTGGAACAATGCAATGACAGTGAATATCATAATTCGCCTGTTTCATACGATTTATGATTTTTTTGCGTTTGGCAAGTCCTAAATTTGTTTGGTCCCAGATAACATTTTGTTTGTTTTGCGCAGCAATATCAAGAAGTGCGTTCATTGACGAAGTTGCATTTTTAATATTTGCTTCGAACGCTTCATCATAAGTAAGATTGAATTGCAGGGCAGCTTCTTCGATGAAGTTATCTGTACTGTATACAAAAATATCTGGGTCTATTTTTTTCAATAGATCAACTTGTGTAGACTTCCCCATCGCGGGCATACCAACCATCACGGTGCAAATTGGGTTTGTCATTTTAAATTCTCCTTACACACACCAGTCAATTTTAAATGCATTCTCTACGATGCACTTCTGTCAGAACATCAACAAGATTTTTTGTTTCTCTGATAGTCAGGGCCACAGTATGTCCACCAATCATTGTGACAATACCATTTTTGATATCAAGAGCACAAATTGTATTCATATTGATGATTATATTATCAGCAAAAAAACATTTCATTTTTATTATCCTTGTTATTTCATTATAATGATGTGCTAAATTTTATGGCGTGTCAACTCTTAATTTGTATTATTTTGCTTTAAAGAAAAGACATAATCATCGAGCTTTTTATTAAGTTCTTTTGAACGAATTTTTGCTTGTTCATTACTCTTACATGAAATACTTGCGATTGTGCTGCCATCAGAACCATGAATTTTTATAGAAGGATGCCACCACATATCAAAAATTGACTGTTCGTAAAAACCAAAAAACTTTCGTATTGGATTCTTATTTCCCAGCAACCTCAATTTTCTAGGGTGCTTTCCGCTTCTATGACCTCTAATATAGCCAATAGAAGAAATTACTAGTGGATTTATACCTACAATCAAATCATTTTCGGCCATTTTGTTTTCCTTAGTAGCTTCTGGGTTGCATATAAACACTTTCGAGATAAATTCCGACTCCAGAACTTACAAATTCTGTTGTGTCATGGATTCGGCCATTATCACCTTCTACAACAACCATATATTTGGCCGGAAAGAATTTTGAAGGTGGCATAATTTTGTAATCAACTACGAGACCTTCTTCTGTTGGGTAGTATGCACCCCAGATCATAACAACTTTGGTTCCGATTGCGATAGAAGTCATATTTTCAGCAGTGATACGCATTGATATCTCCTTTTCTTTATCTATGTTATATGATAATTTGGGAGGCTTGTCAATAGGGGATATACATCTTTTGTTGTTGTTTGTGCTAGGTTGGAATTTAATTCTACTAACACAAACAACATATCAAAATTGTAGTTTATTCTTCTGATTTTTTCTTGGACTTTGGTTTATCTTTCTTGTTTTTTGCTTCAAGACGCTTGACAACTTCATCGCCATCCATCCATATATCACTACCGTCTATAAGTTTTTGGATTTCATCTTTTGATAGAAACCCCTGATATACATCATTCATTAGTTTGATAGACCATTTTCTTTCAAACTCTATTTGCGAATGCATATCACTGCCCTTGCCGATAGTGCCGCCTGAATAGTTGTGAAACATAATTTGTGAGTGTGGCGAAACCTCAACATTGTCTGCCGCCAACAATATCATAGTAGCTGCTGACATACATGCGCCTTCGATAGATGCAATTACTGTTGCTTCTGTCTCGTTGATAACTCTCAACATTTGAATTGCGGTATTCATATCACCACCATACGAATTTATGTATATTTTTATTGCATCATTAGAACCAGCATGGCGAATTGTGTCAAACCATGGGATGTATTCATCTGCGGTTTCTATGACACCACTTAGGTAAAATTCATGTATATGCATAATAGGCTTGCAAAAACTTTTATCATCTTGTTTGGTCTGCTTGCCAAAAATATCAGCCAAGTCAAATTTTGATGCTTTTTTATTCATTATTTTTCCTTCAATTCTACGCGGATATGTGATCCACTGATTATTAGTAGTATGGGCTTTTATGTAACATCAAAAGTGAAGGTGGTTTGATGTCACAACACCTGTATTTAGTGTATGATTTTTATTTACTTTAACCATCCTATACGTTTTTGATTTTTTACTCTTTTTTGGTATTCATCATCTGAACTTGGGTATCTCCAACTCCAAATACCGACCAACAACATAAACCCACCAGACCCCATTACTGCAAATACATTACCTGTAGTAAACCACAGAAATAATAGTGAAGTTGACATTGTTCCTACCATAAAAAACTTGAATTTCAATGGGAAGATTCTTTTTTCTTGCCATCCAATCAAGAAAGGACCGAACAATTTATGGCTGTAAATCCATTTATGCATCCTAGTGCTGGATTTTGCAAAACAATATGCTGCGCCCACCGCAGGGGTACTCCAAGGAATCCCAGGTAGAATAACACCCAAATATGCAATTCCAAGTAATAGTACCCCAAGGGCAAACCAAAATATTTTCATGTCCACAATGACCTTCTAATTTTAATGAGACGAATTAACATTTCTGTATCTTCATCTTCATATGATTTTTCGATTGAATTGATATTTTCAAGCATAATACCAGTTTTTTCATGGTCTTCGTTAGGGTCCGTTTCCAGAAATCCTACACCCCTAGATCTCTTGTCGTCACAATATGCACTCCAACCACTCAAATCATACGCTTCTGGGCGATTAGGGTATGTTTCAGTCCACCATGTGTAAAGATGTAGTATTTCTTTAGCATTTATCGCCTGTGAAGTAGGGGCTGCTTCTTGCTTTTTATCATCTTCAAGCCAATCTTCGTTAGTTAATGACATTGACCATTGAAGATGCTTAATTCCAAATTCCGAACTGCGCCATGTTCTAGTACGCCACATTCCACCTTGCCACCAAGACAATTTCTTTATTTTTTCTTCGTCCCAGCGATGATAAGAATATGCCATTTCGATTTCTACAAAATCTACGAGCTCATCAAATAAGCATATCAAAATCCTGCTATCAAAATCTAGATATTGCCCCCGTTTGATATGTTTTTTGTGCGCAACAAGAGCGTGTGTCTCATCAACCCAACGATTCACGACATAATATTTTACTGCATAAATCTTATCTTTGGGCCAATTTACGAAATTTTGAATACCATCAAGGGCTTCTTCGGCAACCCAAAATCTAAATTTGTTAAAGTTTTTTGCATTTCTATCCCAAGATGCCCATTCATCGGCAGTGCCAGACTCAATTTTTTCAGTGCCGCGAATTTTATCGGCAAACTTACTACAACTCCAATAATTAATTCTCATATAATTTCCTTTGTGGTATCTGGATACTCAACAACTTTTGCCAACGGACCCCAAATAAGTGCTGCTTCTTTAGCTTTATATAGTGTGTTATATGTATGAACTTCAATATTTTTGCTATGGGCATCAATAGGTAGTTTTGTTACATACATATAACTACCTTCAAAAGGTATCATTACCGCATAACGCATCTTAAACTCACTTCTACAATATCTACATTGATTACTAAAATCCATGCTATTAACAGAAAAAATCTTGTGAAACCTGTGTACACCAAAAAAGCATTTTATAAGACCTGTAAACAAAATACAGAATCCTTTAATACCACCGCCACCTGCCATAATTTCGCTATTTACATTTATCCAATTTCTGTTGAATAGGATAAACAATTTGCGTTTCTTAATCTTAATAAAAAATTGCATTATAGTTTTTTGCTCTGATTTATTGCAAGCTTTATAGTTTCAGCATAATTTAACGCGGTTTGCTCTTTCATCACAATCGTACTTTGCATTTCTACATATCCTTTTGTGAGTATTTGCCAGATTTGTTTCCATCGGCTTTTTCCAGACCATCTGGTATGTACGATAAGGTGCGTATGTACTTGGATATGCATTTTGTCTGCTTCAATTTCAACTTCATGCGAACAATATTCGTCACCACAATCGCATCGAACATGATAAACCAAAGAGTTACCCCAAGAAGCATCAATTTTTAATACACCTTCCGCAGGTTTTTGATATTTTGTCATCTTATTCATCCTTCAACATATCAATCACATCATCTGGTAGGGAAACGCTAATATCTTGGTCGCCTATGCCAAAATCATCATTCAACATTGATAACTCTTCTTCTAAATTACTTGGTTGTGTCATCTTTGATTCCCAATCAATTTGGTTGGTGTCATCTTCAATATCAATTTCACAACCGCAGCCCATATCAAGCCATTCAGATAGTGTTTCTGGGGAACGATTATTGCTCATCGTAAAATCCACAAGACAATGAATACATACATAAGATTGTACCCAAGCTTTAAATTCAGCGAAAGTGCAAAACTCACAAGTTTGTTCGCCGTTTGGCAGTGGCGAACTCGTAATAAAAGTTGGGATGTATTCTACTCTAATCACATTAAATTCCTCTAATTTAAGTTATCTTGCCAAGCAACAAGTTTATCATGATCTTGTGATAATTCGAAATTACACCAATGAGTATATCCAGCCTTCAATGCATACTCGCTCTTTGCGTAAAACGGATTGCTTATTGTGTATAACACTCCACAATCGGTTTTACAAGGGAAAAGAATTACTGCATATTCTTTTCCTGTTGGGGGTTCTGTTTTCAAATCAAACCAACCATTTTCCATTTTATGATAGCCCTCTTTTTCCAGAACCGCGAACTTTATCAAGGTTCTCCATGATGCAATCGTCACAAATAGCAACGTCGAGTGTTTCACCTGTGCCCATTGGATCGAATATAGTGGACCCGTAATGTCCATAAGTTCTAAAGTGCAACCCATTCATCGGGTGTACTTCAATTGCTTTTCCATCTTGTCCTTCGTAATTTAAATTATCGAGTACTTTTGAACAGGATATGCAACAGATTGTAGTAAAGGTTTTTGTCATTTAGTATTTCCTTACTGGCACTTTTGCCTTTTCTGACTGTTCAATCATGTTTGATGTACCTTTGCCACCTTTAAAAGCAACTACCAAATCTGGTTTGCCTTCGGTCAGCATTTGCTTATTACGAATTGCGCCCGCAGCTTTTTTATATGTATCCCAATCGGCAGAGAATCCCATATTTAGAATGTCGTTAGTTTCTGCCCATTTCTTTGCCCAAGAATCCGCGCCCTCAGCTTCACCTTGGATAACAATAAGTGTTCTGCCTAATTCTTCTACCGATTGTCGCAGAATGTCTAATCTATCAAACATAAACTTTACTTCTTGTGCATTCATGGTTTTCTTGCGATTAGAGTTTATCACCCAACCATAGTCACGTCCACCACATACAATAATTCTAAATTCTTTTTGCATTATCGGATCTTTCTTCTATCATGTCTAATATGTCGTTTTTTAATTTCATTGCCCTTGGCGTTAGCATATCGTCTTCTTCAAGTGCGTATTCACTTATCAAAAACCTCATATGACATTTTAGACGATTCATATAATCTTTCTGGTCAAACACTACCATTTCTTCTTGGAATCCAGATGGGTAGGTTATGGTATATATATCAAAATCTTCGGTCTGTTCTATTCTGAAAAAAGGGAAATATTTTGTTTCAAATAATCTATTATTGACGTTGACTATCAAGATTTAAACTGCTGCTCTATTATATAAAGTACCTTATCTTGAAGGTTTGATTCCTCAGACCCTAATCTGGGATTTCCAAAAATATCTTTTAGTAAACTAAGTTCGTGATTAGATATCGTGGCTTCTTCACTATCGTATACAAAGGAACCTCTTTCATTCAATAATTTGACCATGACATCATCATCAAGGTCATATAAATTTTCGTCAAAAACTTTATAACCTCTATCTACGATTTCATCAATCATTTCATCATCTTCATAATCTGAAAATTCAATACTTAATTCAGCCTTTTTGACGCTTTTATTCATTACAAATCCTTTCACATAGCATAAAATATATGATTGCCGATCCTAACAACTTTTTCGAACTTTATTGCCCATGTAGGCATCCGCTTCAATTTGTCTGGATTTAAAAAATGGGTAGCGCCGTTATTGAAATATTCTACTTCACCATTAATAAGGTTTTCTGCTATTTCAAGTGACTCGGCCCAAAGCTTTTCATTATATGGTGTGTGGTCTTTTTTTGTTTTTGTCCAAGAAAATTGACTGCGTTGATAAACAACATCGCATATATTATCTGGGAAGTTTTTATTCTCAACTCTATTTAGTGTTACTTCGCCAACCATTTGCATACCATCATGACCCTCGCCACGAGCCTCATGATACATGTTCAATGCAAGCACTTTAATTTCTTTTTCATAGTCACATGTTTGTGATAAAGTTTGACTACAAAATAAAAGTAAGGCAATAAAAGCCATACCAATTATTTTCATGTTTTTCCCTTTTTTCATACCAAAGACTATTATAGCCTATAATAATAACAGATTCAAGAAAGAAATTGGCAAGTATGCCCGCCAATTTCAGATTTATTAATTTCAATAGTGTCCACCAAAAATATTCTTGGTGCCATCGGGGTAAAATGATGTTGGTGTATTTTTAATTCAATACGATTGGTCTATCTTCTTTTTTTGAAACCACCCGCATTGAAATAAAATCATTATCATTCGTTTCGTCAATAATATTTTGAAGCAAGTCATTAGGCTCTACAGCACCAATTACCCGCCATGTCCAGCCATAACTATACTCTACCCAAAGTTCCCACATACTGATGTAATCCTATGATTGTGGATGAATTTATATTCTATCATAAAAAAATGTATATGAAAACCCCCTAAACAGAGGATTTTCAGTTTTTTATAGTGAAAATTTACCCATAGCACTTTTATCCACCGCAGTATTCATACCACCTATACGATAAGATGTTATATTTGTTTCTTGTGGCGCAGGCTGCATTTCTTTTCCGCCAATCCATTTCAAAGTCCAAGGTAGTGGATTTTGCGAAATTTCAATATCGCATGGAAGCCCTACTGCTTTCATACGAACTTTTGCGATATAGTCTACATAATCACAAAGAATATTTTCATTTAGGCCCACCATAGAACCTTCTTTGAATAGATATTTTGCCCATGCTTTTTCTTGTAGAATTGCATCTTTGAACATATCAATACATTCTTGTTCAGTTTCTTTTGCAATATCCGCAAATTCCGAATCAGTACGTACAAGCTCTCTTAACATATATTGCGTAGATCCTAAATGTAGATTTTCATCTCTGGCAATCAACTTAATAATTTTCGCATTGCCTTCCATAAGTTTACGTTCGGCAAAATTCCAAGAACATGCAAAAGACACAAAAAATCTAATGCCTTCGAGAATATTTACTGACATAATACATTTCCAAAGCAGTTTTTTATGGTCATGTAAGTTTCGGCCATCGGTATATCCATATAGAGAAACTAATTTATTATATTTGTCTAAATCGTCATAATAATGTGAAATGTCATTTGAGCAATCTACAATTTCCATGATACTAGGCATTTTGCTAAAAATTTCATCTGGTTTTGGAAATATATTGCGAATTATATAAGTATACGAGTAAGAGTGAATAGTTTCACTAAATGCCCAAGTCTGTGTCCAGATTTCTGCTTCAGGTACAGAGGTAATTGGCGAAAACACTTCGGAAGGCGCGCGTCCCTGAATACTGTCTAAAAGGGTTTGACGCAGCAAATTTGAAATAAAAATATGCTGTTCATGCTCGGTTAAACTCCGAAAGTCTTCTTTGTCTTTATTGATGTCATTGATTTCTTCTGGAACCCAAAAGAATCCTCTTTGTTGTTTAACAAACCGATCAAGAGCAGGAAATTGTGGTTGATCGTATCTTGCGATATCTACAGAACCATCAAGGAACATCCCCCTGCCCGTATAATCTACTGTTAGTGTCATTATATTTTCCTTTTATTTAAATTTATAGTACGCAAGATTCACAATAATCATCATCGCCGTCTGTGACTTCATTTACAGATAGCGGCTCATCTAATTTTACTTCACCAGACATATCATATGTGTTGCAATAGTATAGTGTCTTAATTCCCATTTTGCAAGCATAAATGATGTCACCAAGTATGACCATAAGTGGAATTTCATTGCTTGGATAAAATTCGGGATTGTAAGATGTGTTCGTAGAAATAGATTGATCCACAAACTTTTGTATCGTGGCCATAATATTTAGATAACCAGTAGGTGATTTTTGATCCCACAAAAGATCATATTTATTTTTCAGCCGTTGAATCTCTGGAACAACTTGCTTCATAGAACCATCCTTTGAATTCTTGACAGAAATAAGTCCACGGGGCGGCTCAACACCATTAGTAGCATTAACCAACTGACTCGAAGTTTCAACAGGCATCAAGCTCAGTATTGTAGCATTTCTCATGCCTTTGCTAGTAATTTCGCGTAATGCATTCCAGTCAAGCAACAAATCGTTTTCTACAATACTATCAACAGCTTTGCGATATGTATCAATGGGCAATTTACCTTTGGCCCATTTAGTAGTGGAAAAAGCATCAAAAGAACCTCTTTCTTGTGCAAGTTCAGCCGACGCTTTAATAGTATAATACCCCATTGCCTCCATATATGGATGTAAGAATTTTGGTGTGTCTTCGCCTGTATATTTGTAATTGTTTTTGGCTAAAAAGTATGCCAAATTCGATATTCCAATACCAATGTTACGATACTTCAATGTTGATGAAAGTGCGGATGGTAGAAGATAAGTCTGATATGTCAAAACATTATCTAAAAACCTTACAACTACTTTTGAAAGTTTTTCAAAATCATCAGGCGTTTTAATATTGCCCATATTATATGCAGCAAGTGTGCACAATGATATTAGTCCGTCAACATCACTAATACTTTGCATTGGCTTTGTGGTCTGTACGACTTCGGCGCAATTATGCACTAAAACGCCATTAGCAAAAAAGTTATGATTTTCTGCTACTGTTATATCATATACTGGGGCTCTTTTATTTAATTTTATTACTTTTGCCATATAATGTTCTTCCTTTTTTCCATCCTATTAGATTATATTCATTCAAATCAATAAAAGAGATTGATTTGCTATTAACGCCGTCAGTAACCCAACAACGTTTTCCGCTTATTATTTTCACACGACCAGATCTTCTGGTATAGTATGGGTCATATTTTAGACCTGTTTTTTCTTCCACTATTTGTATCATACCACGAAAGCCATCTCCATCAAACCTAAAATCTTTTATTGACTTAGGAAAATATATATTATTTTCAACCCCAAAATCTGTTGCTGTTTTATGACCTGGTATATATCCTAATTTATTGCATATTTCGATAAAGTTTAAAATGAGTTGGTCATCATCATAACCAGAATAGTTATTATTTTTATCCCCACTACCATTTACCATAGATAATTTTCTTTCATCTGTGTATTTTACACCTTTACTATGGTGGACCCACTGACCCGATATCACTTTAGGGTGTTGGCAACTTACTGAACCTATAATTTTTAAAGTATCAACATCTTTCACTGGCATATTGCCTTTCCTCGATTCGGATATTTTTTTAGCTCCATTTGGCGTATGCCACCCAACTTTTTTTCTGAATTCAGATGAATTACTTTTTATGAACGCATATCCGCCTAATATATACTTAGTAAGGTGCATGTTAGACCCATCAACATTAAATCTAGCATTGCTTTTCATACCATTAAGAACAAACCTAACAGAAAGCATATCACCTCTTTGACCGTAAGCCTTGTATCTTAGCTTATGTATGAAGACGTGTTCTTCGGGTAATAGAGTAACAAGATTATGTGGCGAATCGCACCCACCATCATGTTTAGGAATTATATGATGAATCTCCACATATAAATTCTCTTTATCAAGCCTTTTGTCTATATTATTTTTTGCCATTAACCTTTCTTTAGGGGCGGTATTTATAAAATAATTTATAAATTTGTCATGTAGTTTACGATAGTTCATGTAGCACCTCTTTGCATTTAACTAATTTTATTTATGCAAAGAGGTATTTCATTGTACTATAATGTTTTTATTCTATCTTCTTCAGTCAAATCTATTGCTGCCACATATCCTCTATTATCAGTCCAGAATAAATGATCGCTCGTACACACTACACTATGTGTATCATCATCGGTAGTTACTTGATATAAATCTGCGTCGGGGTTTGTGAGACCAAACGCTTCAATAGGCATATATTCAACAGCCTTCGTATCCGTATTGTAAGACTTGACCACCACGTTATCATACTTGCGCATAAAATTACCCAAGTCTTCTATATTAATTTTAAATGGTTGATTATCACAAATCACATCAATTTTGGTATCACCGACTAAACACAAATTACTCATATATACTGGATTTTCTTCGCCTAACATACCTTGCTCGTTTGTGTTGTCAACAAATTGAATATAGATGCGACCTGTCTCAACTCTTTCTTGCGCAAGGACACTGAACGCCTCAATAGCAGTTATTGTTTTTTTACGAATACTACTGTCATTTTCATATTTGACATAAAGTTCTCCAAACAATTCTTGATTTGTGAAAAAAGCCTCATAAAGGTCTGGTACATCGTTGGGCGAAAACAGAGTAATGTTGCCATCTTCGATTAGCCTTTGAATCAAAAATCTGTTAAGTTGAACGCCATAATCTACTGATCTAACTCGCGTGTCTTCTGTACCTTTGTTATTTTTTAGTACAATCATATCTTCATATTCATAATGCCACATTGGATAATAAAATGTGCCGCTTGAATTGCGAACTCCACCCTGATTGCAGCTTTTTAGCGCAGCATTGAAATATTTTATAAATGGCACTACACCAGTATGGGTAACTTCACCATTACGGATTGGAGAGCCAACCGCGCGAATTCTTCCGATATTCAAACCAATACCTGCTTTATTGGCTGCGTATTTTACAATAGCCGATGCGGCAGCATTGATCGAATCAAGTGAATCACCAGCATCAATTAAAGTACAAGATGAAAATTGTTTTACATTAGTCCGCAATCCTGCCATGATAGGTGTTGGCAGTGTAAAATCAAACTTGGAAAGATGGTTATAAATTTTCTTGATAAATTTAAGTCTATCTTTACTTTCTTCAGAAATACAACCACTAGCAGCAATCAACATGTATGCAATTTGCGGTGTTTCGAAATACTCCATAGTCGATTTATTTTTTACGAGATACTTGGTCCTGAACTGCACCATACCAGCATATGAAATTTCATAGTCTCTATTGTGATTTATGACACCCTCCATAAACGCCCAATCTTCATCATTGTATACAGAAAGTAAGTCAGGGTTATAAAAACCTTTCTGAACGCCTCGCTTTACGATATCTTTGATATGCCAAGGCTCATAATGCCCATATGCTCGCTTACGAAGATCAAAGTTAATCAACTTTGATGCAACAAATTGATAGTTAGGGGTTTCTTCTGAAATTAATTCGGATGCTGAACGGATAAGAGTTTCATGAATTTCTTCACTCGTAATACCTGCATAAAATTGAATTTGTGATTTCAGTTCAACTTCCGAAATAGACACCCCTGTAATCTTGTCACAAGCCCATTCAACAACAGTATGTATTTTGTTCAAATCTAACTGCTCTTTGCGTCCATCTCGTTTAATAATTATAGTCATCAGTACCTCTTAGTGTTAAAATTGTTTGATAGCAAATATATATTTACTATATGTTGTGCTGGGATGTGTATTTATACATGTCAAAATACCAAGTTTAGTGTTTATACTGCCATTGGTGCTTTTATTGTGGGATGATGTACATAATTTTTAAGAGTAAATAGAGGGCAATCTTCGAGTTTAAAGCCATTGCGTAGTCTATCCATAAGGTCAAACTCTACACCAATTTCAAGTGTAGGTAAAGCATATTCTTCTCTTAGCAGTTGTTCTTTTACCTGATCAAAGTGATCATTATATATGTGCGCATCACCGATAGAATGTACAAAATTTCCTACTTCCAAACCACATTCACGAGCAATAATATGTGTCAAGAGAGCATAACTTGCGATATTAAACGGGATTCCTAAAAATAAATCGCCAGATCTTTGTGTCATCATGCAACTTAGTTTGCCATTTACCACACGAAATTGCGCGGTGTAGTGACAAGGCGGCAATGACATTTCAGGAATTAACAAAGGATTCCAAGCAGATAATATGATTCTCCTTGAATCTGGTGTTTCTTTTATTTGTTCGATAATTTGCAGTATTTGGTCAACACCACATTCTGATCCTCTGAAATAGTCAAAATTTCGCCAAATTTCCCCATAAATTGGCCCCAGCTCTTTTTTAGAATCGTTATTTTCATATCCTAACGCAACACCTTGATTATCTGCGTTGGCAGTCCAAATTGTATTTCTTCCAACTAAATCTTTTCTGGGCTTACCATAAGTTAGTTCGGCAAGCCTACGTTCATCTGTGCTTCCTTCAAGCATCCAAAGCAATTCACCAACAACAGATTTCCATGCAAGTTTTTTTGTTGTTACCGCTGGAAACCCATCTACAAGATTAAAATGCATTTGACGACCGAATAAGGTACGGGTTCCTGTCCCTGTTCTGTCACTTACATTTTCACCGTTTTCTAAAATATCTTTTAGTAGCATATGATATTGTTTCAATTCTTACTCCAAATACTAAATTCTAACCCATCTTGTTTGTTTACTGCCGTCTTATCATAACCATTAAGATACATATTCATATCTACAAATGCATCACAATCATAATCACCATCAATCTTAGTCACAAAAATGTTGTCGCATAGATGAAGGGTTTGCCTATAAATATCAGCGCCGCCAATGATCCAGATTTTAAGGTTTGGATACTCCATTTTTAAATTTTCGATGAGTTCCTTCATGTCACCAAACCAAGTATATTTAGGGGAGCCTATAATTTCTGATCTTGTGACTACGATATTCATTCTTTTTGGTAGATTTTTACTACCGATACTTTCCCATGTTTTTCTACCCATAATTACAATATGGCCATTAGTACATTCTCTAAACCATTTCATATCAGCTGAGGAATGTGGCCATGGTAGAACACCATCTTTTCCTATACCATATTTATTATCATGCGCTAAAATAGCATTTACTGTCATATTCATTCTCCAAAAAAATTGTGTGATTGGTGTACATGCATTTCCATTACTCTATTTGTTGCTATATCATAATATTTTTTGTTTTGTTCTATACAAATCCATTTGCGATTATTCTTTTCAGCAGCAACAGCAGTTGTGCCAGAACCAGCAAATGGGTCTAGAACGATGTCACCTACAACAGAAGAGTTAGTTATTAACTTTTGTATAAAAGATAATGGTTTTTCAGTTGGGTGCATCTTATCAATACCTTTTAGCATTTTTACATGTTGATAATCTCTACTAGTCATATCATGTATTGCTTTTGCTTTACCTTTTTTAAAAAATAAGACTGGTTCAGTGTATTTTAAATACCATCTGTTTGGCATATTTGTATCTTTTATCATGTTTATAATGTTATGAAAATGAAATCCAACTTCATCAGCTATGTTTAAATAGTTACGCAAGTCATTTCGATTTGTGAATGTGTAAAAATGAGTAGAATCTTTCATGACTCTGAATACTTCTTCGAACCAAATTCTTGTATCTGGTAAACTGTCACCTATTATAAACCCGTTTGGCATATAATTTGGTCTTGATGAGTTTCCTGTTTTTGTCATCTTGTATGGTGGGTCGGTTATGACCATATCAATAGAACCATCAGGAATATCTTTCATCAATTCAAGACAATCGCCAAGCCAAAATTCACCATTCTTAATTTTCATATTTCCCCCATATTAAAAAAATCTATCAATCCACTTGTGCCATTTATTCTTTTCTGTGCAGTTGCAAAATATGTTTCATCTAACTCTATTCCTACAAATGGCAAGTTCAATTTCTTTGCTGCTACACCTGTACTACCTGAACCCATGAATGGATCTAAAACAATGCCATTAGAACCATCACCAATCCCATGAATAATTTCTTCCATGAGGCTAACTGGTTTGCAAGTCGGATGCCCATTATCTTCGGATGGGCTTGGTCTACGATGTGAAAAAACAGACTTCAATCGTTTGTTGTCAAAGATTCTTCGTCCTTTTGATGCATACCAGATAATATCATGCATAGGTGCAAAAGCCCCTGTCAAATCGCCCATGCCATGATGCATACGATTCCAAACACCTTGTGAACGCAAATTGAATCCGTTTTTTTCAATAGACTCCCGCCAAATGTGACTTGTATTCCAGTCACAAAATGTGACGAAACCACCACCATCTTTTAATACGCGAAAAGCTTCTGAAATCCATTCTGTGTTTACCTTATCATCACCATTAATGGCCTTATGTCTTGGACCTTCTTTTGCTGCATTAGACACAAAATTCATACCATATGGCGGGTCTGTAACTACCATATCAACAGACCCACTTTCAATTTTTTTGATCTCTAGTAGACAATCGCCGTTTATTAGTTTCAACACATTTACCCCGTTGTTAACAGTTTTTAAGATCGATCAGCTTTATCTTAGCTTCCAAACCACTATACACGTTTTTCTTGATCATGTCCACAATATAAGATGATGATAATCCACTTGATACAAAATCATTTATGTCTTTTCCATACTTTGTCATCCCTTTAGGGAACAAGCATACTTTCATGCCTTTGTCAATTATTTTTTCAACACGTTTCATAATTTCTTTGTTTCTGTATTCCAAATCAAAAACGAAAACCGCATTTTCAACATTATCTAGCCCTGAAAGATTTCCATCAGCACCCGCCATTGCAATAGAATTTGGAACAAACAAACTATCTATCGCACCTTCGAGTACATAATATTGTTTTTTCGAATCGACTTTATCCAGACCAAATATTTTTGGCTTTTCATCCATCATGATAGTGAGGTATCGTAATCCATTAGGGTCAAATCCCCTACCCGTAAAGCCAAACATTTTTCCTTTACTATCTAGAAAGGGGATGACAATTCTAGGCTCATCTCTTGTAAATATTAATTTTTCTGGTATAATAGAATTTACCCAAGTCTTAAACTTGGGCGCATAAAATATCCTGTAATGCTGGTCGGTTGGAATTTTTCTTGATTCGATATACAGTTTTGCTGGGTGATCAAATTTCAACTGACTGACTTTTTTGATCTTAGATAGATGGTTAATACTTAATTTTGGCGGTTCTTTGGTTGGTTCTATTTTTGCTGTTGGGGGTACATCTACCCTTGATACATTATTGACATATTTATCTGTAATGTATGAATTATATGCCATAGGGTCAAACCCGCGCAAGAATGAAACGAAAGAATGACTCTCGCCGCAGTTATGACAAAAATACCTAAACGACTGATATTTGTCTTCAAGAAACCAAGCTCTTGCTTTTGATTTGGAGGTTTGTGAATCACCACAATATATGCATCTAAAGTTAATACGATAAGGGGATTTATTTTTGATAGAAAAACGCTCAAGTTTATTAGACAGCATCATAACGTGCTGTAGATCAATATAGTCAACCATGTTTATTTTATCTCTTACTTACTTACTATCTCATTCAATATAACATTGATTATATACATAGTGCAAGTACTTGTCAACTAGAAAAATGATGAAAAAGGAAATTTTGACAAGATAAAAATTATGACTGCACCTATACCAAGTATGTACCATCTCCAGTTTTCCAGAGAATTTATACGTTTATCTTGATGGTCTAGCTTGTCACTTAGTTTTTGGTTTGACTTATTGATGGCATCAAGAACCTCTTTATGCCTTCTATCTCTTTCATGGTCAGATACATTTTTCATATCTTCCAACTTTTGATTTAATTCTTTACGAAAATCTAATTCGTCTTGGGTATTCTTCATAGACTTTTCTTCGAGACTCGCAATTCTTTTTTCGTTATTTTGCAGAATGTTTTCCTGAACAGCTATATTTTTTATTACGTTAGTCATTTGTATGACAGCATCATCAATTTTTTGGAACACCCGTTCAATCTGCTTAACATCTTTTTTTATTAGGGCTATGTCTGTTTTGATAGAATTTGTTTCATTATCATTCATCTGATTGCCCGTCATAATCTGCCTTTATCCTTTGTATCTTTTCTTGGCCTCTTGTGAAAGCACTAATTCCCAAAACCGCGCCCATAGCAGCATGAAAGACACCACCAGCTATTAATGTTAGAGGAGTCCATTGTAATGCAACACTACCAGAACCCCAAACTTGAATTAAACTCCAAAGTATAGGAGCTACGACAAAATCAAATAGAATAATAATCATATATACAACTGCCATCATTGGCCTCCAATGCGTCCGCAGCCAATTTTTTTTACCATCTTCCATAAGATTATTTATACCTTTTGTAATCTACTTTTTGTAAATTGCTATTACTTTTTGCTGTTGCCTAATCATAGCCATAATATCAGATAAATTGAATGCAATATTTTCGTACCCTTCAGATGTCAATGCAAAAAGAACTTTTTCGCCATTCATATCATCAAACAAATGATTTATGTTTTCAGGCGTGACGATAATCCATTTGACACTTTTAAGGCCAAGCTGGTCTACTTTAGGAACAATAGGTTTAGGTTTACTGACTTCAACTGTTCGTATCTCAATTGGTGTTACTGCAATATCTTTCGGGCCAACTGAACAAGCACTAAGGAGTATTATTACCAGACCAAAACCAAGGACATTCGACATTAAATTCTTTCTCGTTTTTAGCATTTTTTTCCTTATCATTTAATGGCACACCGGATAATAATTCGAAACACCTAAGCACATTTGCCGAAGCATTATTGACTGTTCTTTGGACTAATACTGGTTTTGCCGCAGCTAATGCATCTAATTCATGGCGACCAAGACGTTCACGCAACTCATTATTTTCAATTCGTATAACTTGAAAATCGTTCTGGACAGCATAAAAATTACTAGTAACTTCTTCAAAATTTTGTTCCATTTTATCAATTGTATTGATATTTTCAGTATTGGCCCTTAATAATTGGCCATTGTTCACAACCAACGTGGCATTGGCTTGTGTTAACGCTTCAATGCGCGTTTGAGTGGTGTTGTAATAATAGTATACAGCTCCACTCAATAACGCTATCAATATACCTATGAAAATCCAAGATTTCATCAATTAGCCTTCAAGACACTATTCTTATATTTTTCTTACCAGCCGCTTGTAGTTTTTTTGCTGCAGCAGTAGCATCGGAGTAATCATTTCCATGACTTGAAACTACTTTACCATTAACAGTAACCTTATGATTTACCGATTGGCTATCACGTCTATCTTGAACAGATCTAGCTTGGCCCATGTCAACTTCATCTAGTTCATCATCTCCATCTAATGAATCCTCATCTTCCATGTCACACATTTTTGCTTCAAGCGCAACAGCAATACGGCCACGAAGTTCGTTTTCAAGTGCTTCTTTAAGACCGATAGGATTTTTATCTACTGACTCTTTGATTATTCTCTGTAGTGACATATTAGTTTCTCCTTAAAAGTTTATTTATCTGCTTTTGGTCTATAACACCATTAGCTATGAATCTATTTATTCTTTGCCAAGATTTGACTGCTGATTCTGTTAATGGCCCAAAAGAACCATCGGCATTGAGCTTCAATGCAGTTTGCACTTCTTTTACCAAGTTACTATTTGATCCTATTTTTAAGGTAATATCACTCGATGTGGAAGTCGCAGCCCCTATTGCAGATTTGGTATCAACGTTGCCTATGATGGATTTTGCAGAAATATATCTTCTACGTCTGTCATCAATGCCTATGTCACCGCCATTAATTCTTCTTGACATTCCATTAATGTCGTCTCTATCAGCGAAGCCTGAAATATTGTTAGTTTCCCAAAACCAACAAGCAGACTCGAACGCACCTTCTTTAGTTCTGACATAATCAGCCGCTTGCTCAGGACTCATTTTCATAAAATTTGCAAATACCGTGAAGTTGCTTCTTCCAGTAAGTTGTTTGATTCCGCCGCCTCTAAATCGCCAGCCATCACCAGCTACAGTATTACCTAGCGCACCTTTTTTAGATCTAAATTCATCCATGTACACATAGTTAGCAATTTTTTGTGGGTTTCTGGCATATTCAGCGGCATTTCTTTTTCCTGCACCAAAATACCTACCAAACACACGATTAAGAGCATCCTCGCTATAATTCAAGTTTTCTTCAAGTGCACGAAAATCATTAGATTCGTGTGCGCACTGTGCCATAAACCCAGCTATTCTATTTTGTGTATTAATTTGGTACTTCTCAAAGAATCTCATCGCTATCGCATACCAAGCATCTGGTTCTTTGTTACTTGGAATCATCTGTCTAAAATTTTGTAATGTTATCATGCCTATTTCCTTTAGAATTTATGCATTTCTGATGTCTGTAATCATATCTCTGAATTTTTTGGTCTTTTGATTACTTTTTTTGTATTTTCTCACTTGCGATGGTGTGAAACCAACTTCACCTTGCGGCCCAACACCCATCCCAGCAATATTACCAGAGCCGACATTCATAGTTGGCGCATCTTCATCAAATGCTTTTTCAAAAAGAGAATTGATATCATCTTTGATATTGACATTATTTTCTTTTATGATATTATTGACGTACATAGATAAATCTTCGAAGTTTAATTCGTTATCTGTAACATCTTCGGTCAGCATTGTGTTGTCTGAAAAATGATTCCACTCACGAATTAAATATAGTGCAGCTGCATAAGAACCAAGCCTTGTGCTTCCACCTGGGATTTTTTCTAATAGCTTTTTTATGTTAAGAAGCATAACATCATATATACCAAAAGCATTTTTTTCTTCACGTCTTGCAAGGGTTTTGCGCTTTCTAAGCACTTCCCCTTTTTCATCAATTATGCCAAGTTTATAGGCATCCCATTCCACAAATGGCGTGGCAAGCCTCCGAATGAACTGATATACGAGGAATAAGTCTAGCATACAAAAATCTTTCTACTTATTTTTAGTTTCTTTGCCCTGATATACAATACACAAGGATATGAATCCCGAGTTAGATGAAACGGATATCTAACTCGGGATTATAATTAATCAGCGTAGTATATTTCCACACTGTCATCTTTGTATGATGTGCTGTCCATTTTCCACTTTGCATAAAACTGTGTTGGTTGATTCATTTTCACCCAATCTTTAACAGCAGCAAGTGTTGGTTTTCCTTTTGCTCCTACAGAGCCTTTTTTAGCTTTAGCAGTGAATTCTTTTATTTTCTTTAGCGTATCAAGTTGCCGACCAAAAGGTTGTTTGAAAAATTCGTTATCTGCGCCATTCAAATTTACCGCATAGCTGAATCCATCGTTGCTACCGAACACGGTTTTAGGCATCTTGGCTTCAAACATGTAGTCTTCTTTGGCAAATTGGAAGCTTGCATTTTTCATAATATTTTGCAGACCACCTACTTGTGCTGGTGTGAATGAATCATTTTTTGCATAAAAATCTACAAGACCTTTTCCAAATGCTTTCGACTTTGCATCTTTGCCATTCGCAGCAAGTGACTTGGCGGCTTTTAGGACTTCTGAATCATCCATCTTGGCTTCATCAAGACTTTCTTTTAGATTTTCGATGTTCCAACCACGAAGCCATGCTTTCATGAACTCTATCTTAGATTCATGTGATGCCGTACGCAAAATATCCGACAATGCAGGGTCGAGAACAGGAGCGTTGATCCCAGATTTGAATGCGTTGGCACCCATCTGTTGATACTTTTTAGTTTCATCCGTTGTAATTTTATACTTTTTGGCTTCATCAAGACTTTCTTTTTTGATTGCTTTAGCAATTGTTTTTCTGCGATTATGTAGATACTCATCTGAATCATCTTCATCACCGTCATTGTCAATGTCTTTGTCGTCGCGGTCTTTAAAGTCTTTGCTAAGTTCTTTGGCGTCTACAGCATCGAGTTTCTTTTCTTCTAATGCAGTTTTAATTCTTTCATTAATAGCTAATGAGAATGCTTCTTTTAAGCCAATTGGATTAGATGCTATACTTGCGATTATTATATCTTTAAGTGACATTTATATCTCCTTTAATTTTTTTTCTATTGTGATGTCTGTTTCTATTGTATTAGTATATATAACATTTCCATTATACTCTATTTTTTCGGGTAGCATATTTAAAAAATTAATAAACGGTTTTAATTTTGTGGCATACTCATCAAGTTTAAAAAATAGCATATTAGTAGCACCTGTTCCGAAAGTGTTATATATAATAATAATATGATTTAGAATCAACCTTTCTCTCAAATCACCATCAATATTATATCTATTAAAAAGTTTTCGAATATACTGAAATCTTTTAAGATCTTCTTCAAATTCCGCAATGTCGTGACAATGTGGGTTATCATAATGTTTCATTGCAAATTGGAGAAAGGTCGATTCATCTAATCTCATATTAGGACTTCAAAGCAACTAAAGTTTCAACTCTACGTCTTGTATTACCATTTTGGTCTGTGTAGGTTTGTGTAGTGGTCCAACCGGGTGTTTTGACGCCTATCAAGCGAGATTCTAAGGTCTGTGCTGTTGCTACAGATATTAGGTCGGCAGTGATAGCTTTGTCTAGTGGCAGATATTTTGGTACTTGATTGAAAGATCCCGCAACATCTACATACTCTGCGGTAGCGACAGGTTCTACTGTCATTTCTGTATCTGATACAATAGATAATACTCTATACATATCTTCTGTTGTGTCTAAAGCAACTACATTACGGACAGAAAGTTCTGACGTAAAAAGCGTTAAGGTGCCAGTTACCGTTGTGGTATCATCTGCTAACGATACTGTTCCAGTTAGTGGTGCACCGTTTAATTTTCCCCATAGTGACATTGAAATCTCCTTTATATGTTATTGTTATTTATTGGATATACATGTTCAATTCAAATCTGCCTTCATCATAATAAACTTGCATATGAAGTCTGCGATTTACTTCTTTACCATTTTTCATCAAATCAATTATATATCGGTTAGTCTTGCCACTACTTGGCTTTTTTGGCCCCATTGCAACTTTTCTATCCCATTCATCACCATCTATCTCAAATCCCTGTTTTTCGGCTTGTGCTTGTGCATGTTGAACAGCAGAAGAAAATGTTTTGTGGTTTACGGTATATTTAGAATCTTCCGATAAGCTTTCTTTTTTCAATCCCCGACGGATCACCCTATTTTTTGCTAATAGACTAAGAAAATTTATATCTGATTTTGCTACAGTAGCAATTTGCTTATCTGACATGGCATCAAGCATTTTTATCATCTTTTTATATGCTTCACTATCAGGGTCAATTTTTTTAATACCAGCATATGCTGTTTTAAGCATCTCCAGATGCGATTTACTAAAGTCAGCTTCCGCAAGTATTTCCACGGCTTCTTGTAATTCGTTTTTTTCTACAATAGTAGTTGGAGCGAATTCTTTCATAATTTGAATGAGTAATTCTTTTATCATTTGAGCCTCTTTTTGTTAACTGGACTATTGCAATTTATTTAATTATGTCACTTGTATTTATAAGAAAAAGCATTTGGTGTTTATCCAAATGCTTTATTTTCTGCTCATATTTTGTTTGAATTTCATCGCAAGATCGCGCAACCCAACAGTTTTAGACAGTCCATATAGTAGTGACAATGAAAACAGTGCCGCTTGAGGTCCAGGCCAAGGAAAACTAAATAAAGTACCAGTTACAAAAAGTGTAATGAGTTTTATGCCTTCAGGCCCTGAAAATATATCTGATAAAGTAAAATTCCCCATCAAAGCGGAAATTAGGGTAGATTGATCAAAGTCATAGTCAAAGTCACCTGTAAAGCTCATATTCAGCCATATGTATAATAAGATAGCACCAACCGCAACGCCTGCTAATCTTTTTGTCTTTGGGTGCTTTGAAAGAAAAGCATCTAAACCACGAAGTTTTTCTTCTGTCCACTTAACAACTTTTGTAGACGAAAGATATTCAGAAATAGCTGAACGCAATTCTTTATAGTATTTGAACCCAAGTTTAACCTTAGAAAATATATTTACCATTGAAAATTTTATTTTTTGAAAAAATTCAAAAATCTTCTTGTTCTTTAACATGGCAGCAATGTCTTTAATTCCGACCTTAACCTGTTGTGCTATATCCTTAATAAAGTCGTAATACTTTTTGAGGTTCCCAGCGATTCCTGAAATAAACTCGTTTAGTATATTACTTTCGTACAATTCAATAGCTTCAAGATAAAGGATGTATTCAGATTGATTTCTATGTTCTTGAAAACTTTTCACTTGGGTTCTTCCAATCAATTTACAGTTTATTTTCTAAGACATAAACGGAGTCATATCCATTTTCTTTTGCCCATTTTTTTGCAGATTGTTTTGCACCCGCAAATGTACCGTATGCTTGGTGAACTTCTTTTTTATTATTTATATCTACCTCACCCGTCTTTTTTGCGGTAAACATATAAGTGCCAGAACCACCAGAATCTCTTGGGGCTTTGCCATGAGTTTTCATGTATCTACTTGTAGAGACTTCTATTGCCTCGTCAATATCCAAAGTTTCTGGATATCCTTCGTCGCCTTTTTCTTTGGGTGCAAGACCCTTTTTCTTGCGCTGATTTATATTATACCAAAGACCTTTTTTGGCAGTTTTGCCGTCTTTTGTTTTGTGGGTTTCTTTATTTTCACCATACATGTTATATCCATATTGACTATACGTTGGTTCGTCTTGGTAATATTCATCTTCATATTCGTAATCCATATCATCATCCATATCATCATCCATGTCTGCGCTCATGCTTGAATATACAGATGCCAATTCATCAGATGCTTTCACAATAGCACTTATTTGCCACCTTTGAATCATTTCACCATCTTGAAGCATTTCAAGTATATTTTTAGCAGAATATATTGCAATTTTTAGTTCTTTTTGTGTCATATCATCGCCCAAATACTCTTCATGGCCTTCAATATAAAGTTCTTCATTTAGTGCTTTAAACGTCTTCATTTTATCGTCCTTTTGTGGGTAAGAATTAGACTCTTACTATTGTGTTGGGGGTGCGGAAGTCTTTTTTGCGCATTATCGTTTTAGCGACCACACGCAATTCATCTTTGCTTCTATCATATTCTACTGCAATAGGCATATTAAGATTTGATTGCATATCTTTTATGACCGCTTCAGTGTCAGTAAATTTTGTTAATGATTTACTATCTGCTTTGTTCAAGTCATATATTTTTTTAATCATAGCCGCCAATTCACGCATAGTAATACAAGGCGAATTTCTTTCATCAGACATTCTTTCTCTAAAATGCTTAGTGAAGTCAAAATCAATTTTAAACTTGGCAAATAGTTTGTCTACCAGTTTTTCAAATTCGCGCATTTGCGCCATAGTCAGAACAGTACAAGAATCGTTTTCATTAATCTCCGAAAATGCCTCATAAAGACCGCTCTCGTTTATGCCAACATTTTTTACTTTTGGGTACTTGTTGATCAATTTTATCAACTCTTTGGCCTTCATCGTTGCTTTAAGAGCAGGAATTTTTATGCCGAGGTTCTTTGCAGCTAACCATCTATGATGACCATCAATCACATAGTTGTCAGAGCTTATGATTATAGCTTTTGGCTCTACATTAGATTTGTTCATCTTTGCCATTTTATCAGCAACTTTGTCAGCATCAAATTCTTTTTGTGATGCCATTAGTTTTGATGGGTCTGCAATTTTTTTATCAATTGATACGTTATTGGATTTGAGATAATTCTTAAAATCATCCATGTCCTTACTAGAAACTTGTGGCATTTTATCTCTTTTGATGCCAAGTGTGTCTTTGGCTTTAGGTAGTGACATGCTGTATTCTTTCAGGCCCATTACGCTTCTGGATTCTAAAATTGCTTCTACATATTCATGCTTAACTATATGCAACTTACCATCTCGTTCGCGTATGCGCATTCTGCCAGTTTTAGCATCAGTTCCTACGAAAATGCCTTTGGTTGATATCGGTTGTCCTATAATAGATGGCTGTTCAAATGCCACATTCATACCACGTCGTATCATAGAGTTTAATGCTGACTCATTTTGATATGGCGTGTCTTTTTTTAATATCCTTACCAAACTATCGGTGCCATATTCGCGCTGTGACGGCGTGGAGTTATTTTCCTTGAAACCATATTTTCCTTTTAATGCTGAATGATCTTTTGGTTCTTTTATATTTGGGTCGCCAAACTTTTTAATATACATGTTCATGATTTCTCTAGGACCGACGCTAACGCCTGCTGCACCACTAATTTCATATGCTATGTCATACAAATTTGTGCCCTTCAAGACATGTTTATGAACTGCGCTTATAACTTTGTCCAATATCGTTTGTTCGTCCAGATTCTGGTAATCTATACTTTCGCCAAACAAATAATTTTCATATGCTTCAACCATTTCGCAAAGCTTTTCTGATTCCGCAATAGATTCAGTCTGCTCGCTATTTTTTTTGCTGAAAATCTTAAATCTGTTATCAAATTTTACAGAGTTGTCTTTTTCAAGTGCCATGTGATATCTTTTTTTGATGTTTGTGTCTGCTAAAGAAGCCTCATATAGAAAGTCTTCGAACCGATTGTCTAAAGATTCTTTCTTGGTTGATCTTAATTTTGACAATCTTTCGACTTCCGCCTTCCTAACTATGGGCAGTTGTCTTGTTGCTATTCTGTCTATCGCTGCTTTGGGAACTCTTGCCAGCCGCTTGTCTAGTGCCACTTTTTCAGAAGGTGTCATTTCACTATATGATTTATTTTTCATAAGCCTTTGGCGTATCATATTACGAGCAGTTTTTCGAGCTCTTAGCTTCAACTTTTCTGGTGATGCTTTTCTTTTCTTTGAACGCGCCCTTGCAGCTACAATTTTACTTTTGAATTTACGCATGATCATAGCACGTTTTCTTCTTTGTGCAATATTCAAAGGGGCCTCATCTAACGAATCGAAATGTGATAACAAATCATCATCATCTAACCCTTCAAGGTAAATATCCATTTCTTCTTCGTTCATTGTAGGCTCAGTCTCAATATATTTTTTGCTGTCATGAGTTTTGGAATTGTCTTTTTTATTTGTCTTTTTTGTGTCATCATCAGCCATTTCGATTTCCTCTGAATAAGATAATATGTGTATTTATGATAGCGCAAATTGCACTTTAATCTATTTATACAAAAAGGGGGCGCGATGCCCCCTTTTCAGTTCTCGATTTGATTTTTATATTTTGGCAAGAAACCTATTATACTTCTGTATCGGTGCATCACCTTTCGACAAAAGACGCTGCCTTCTTTCTAATTCTTCAAGGTTTTCTGATGATGCCAAATAATTATACTCATCGTCATGGGATTTGAAAATAAAGTCACGAAGCCATTTGATTGTGTTTTTCATTATATAATACCAGTAAATGGAATTCTACCATTTGTAATTTCATAGTAAGCAAACAGATAGTCTTTTTTATACTCTGTTTTTGCCCATCTCATTATATTAATGTCAATGGATACACTATTGTATCCAAAAATATTTCTTAAAAACCTCATGTCATTTCCTATCTTATTGATGTACTTATTTATATCTACATTACACTAAAAAGAGAGTAAATTGTAATTTATTATAGCATATCTAACATGCATTTTTTGCATACCTAATATAAAAGGCGACCAGTTGGTTATACTGGTCGCCTCTTTTCTCACAACTGCAAATTGGTGCATTTTCCATTTATGACATTAATAAGCTGTCTCTGCCCATTTTCTGCCACCAAGCAAGAGGTGTGAGTCCAAGATGAAGGCCCTCTATTATAGCCTAAATCTAGTTTGGAAACAGTACCAACTCTAAACACTCCCCTTTGTATTGCGCCTGTGTGGTTATGTCCTACCACACAATCACCATACACCTGTTCTAAGCCATTAAGTGATGGTTTAGCACCATTCAACCCCAAATCGCCATGAGAACCACATTCTATATTTGCTACCTTTGAAGAGTCATCCCTTGATAAGAAAACCCAACTATTAGGTATCTTATTATTAGTCAACTTGAACCCGCGCTTCAACACGTCTTCATCTTCAAAAAGTGCAGTTGCAATCTTCAATGATAGGTAGTGGTTTTTGGGGTCTTCAACATATCTACCGCTTGATATGTATCTTGTGAGAAATTCATCGTGGTTAGATTTTACGATATATATCTTGCTTGGTTTTAAAGCAATATCAATGCTTTTAATTAAATCGAAGGTTTGTTCGAGCTCATCATGCAAATCTTCTTCGCCGCTCAATGCCCTTTGGCTTCTTTCTACTATAGATTTGACATGATGGCTAATACTGTACCCATCAAATACATCATGTAGATAAATGCTTTTTACTTTCATTTTTGAAAAGGTGTTGATGAATGCATCAAGTGCGTCTTTATCCACACTTGTTCCATGAAGATCCCCAAATACAATATTAATTGGTATGTCTTTGACCTGACCATTTGGCATATACATCTTACCAAGATCAACAAAAGCACCGCTTTCATCACATTGTATTTGTCTAAAATGAAATAACTTATCATCTTCAATTTCTACAATTATAGCACCCATCTTGTGGTCGAAATCTGCAATATATGACAATCTCTTTGACATAAAAAAATCAGAATAGTATTGAGGTAAAGTACAAGCACCTGTTGTCATTATTGAATAGTTTTTACCTCTACTGTTCCCAGCAGGAATATATTCTAAGAATTGTTTAGGACTTGCAAAAATATTAGACCCTTCACGGTTTCCGAGTCGTGATAACCCAGTAATTGGTTTAATTTGTTTTGCCGAAACTTGAATACTACATAGCGAAATGTTTTCGTTTAATGGCGTGTCTGCTTGAACAAACAAATATGAGGGATCACTGAATACTGGATCAAAAACTGCAGTTTTGTTTTCGAAACTATTGGTTATGCTTTCACAAGGCATGATTGCAGCCTGCGCATCATTTCTTTTGCAAAATGTCTTAATAGCATCAAGAAACCCGTGATGGGCCTTACAGTTTCCTACCGCAGTAGTTACAATAAACACTTTTTTGTTGCTGTTAATCAAGTTTTTATTAGATGCAAATATGTCATCAACTGAAAAGAAATGCTCTGAAAGAAATTCTTCGTGATTGTCTTTTACAAATTGATGAAGGGTTTCTATTCCACCAAATCTTCCTCTTAGTATATCTCTGGTTATGCCATGCACAAGAAAATCTTTATATACAGGCAACCCTTTCTTTTCTGCTATGATAGTTTTGTAGAGGTCTACTATTTGTTGGTTTTTATCCTCGTCTTGCTTGTTGATATCTTCATCCATGCGTTATATTTCCCATCACTCTATATTTTGTATTTCTGAAAGAACAACCATTCTTTCAATCGATTCCATGGCATATGTTCGGATAATAACCTTGTCACTGATACCACCTTGTGATTCTTCTGACGATTTAGGAGGCTCCAACCCTTCAATATCATCTTTTTCAATTGGTTCGCCATCTAAGAAATATGTCGAAGCACCAGATTCTTTAAAAAAGCACTCTATGTAAAAGTTGCCTTTGTGTTCTACAAAAGGCGTGTCTTCGATTCTACTTCCCCATGGGCGTGGTTTGAGAACAAATTCTTCAGGGTCTTTGCCTTCTTTTTCCATGCGGGATTTTACCATACTTTCATAAGCATTCTTTACATTTGAGCACAAAACAACTTTAGAACCAGCGACCAACTTAGTTACTTTGCCTTGCATTGGATTCTTTTTTCCACCTTTTAGCTGGACTTTTGTTATGGTATCTATGTCAACCAGATAAGATCCTTTAAGAGCCTCAATTTTTGACCTAACGACATCAAAAGTTTCTTCCCTGCCTTCTATAATAATCATGTTTTAATCCTTTTAAAATTCAAATCCGCAAAAAAATGTGGCGTGAAACCACGGAATCCAGCACCTGTGTTAAGATTTTTGCAAATGTTTTCTGCACTTGTTTCATTTGCACTTAATTTAATAGTCGTCTGCGTCACCTTTTCTACAATATCAAAATGCTGCTTTTCGTTGCGTATAACAGTATAGCTCATTAAAAATCTCCTACATCAAATAATTTGTTTTTCTTAATCTTATGTATGTTATTATAGTTATTGTCTTGACTTATATTTTCAGTATGACTATTATTCTCATTCATTACTGTTTTTTGGACACTTGCATCTAAATTGCGCAGTTTCATTCTTGGCTTATCAAGACCTATCACAAATCTACGATTTACATTGATATCACCCCATCTATTTTTTAGCTGCTTGATCATGAGTTGCCCCATATTTTCAAGATCTTCCGATGTTATTAAGGCAAATATGGCATCCGCTGTATGTGTTATGCCCATACTATTTTTTGTTAATATGTCGTTGCAATAGAATAGCTGGTTTCCGGTTACAGATATATCAACAGTTTCTAATTCACCAACTTCTGAAATCTCTACGATCTCATCATCATAGTCTATTTTGCAGTCTTCTATTTGCTGCTTTTCTATCTTTTCAATTTCTATGGATATCAATAGATCTGTTAGCTGAAACACATCCATATCTTTTACCATTCCGTTGATTATCATATGCTCTGCTTTTAGATAACATACGGATTCCAATTTTTCATTCATCATATACTACCTTTCACTTGCTATTCAAGAAAGAGCCCACATCCAAACCTTCGTTGTAAGAAAGTCTCGATACACGACCGTCTATTGATTTAGATGGGAAAACATGGTCTTTACTAACAATTATGGTTTTTCCTTTTTTTGTCTTTATGGATATACAATCTTTTAACTTGGGATGATGTACCATTGTTACTATTTTAGTACCATCTTCAGTCTGTACCCTATCGTTGGGCATTAGGTGTTGTATTTCGATTACATCCCCATTCGATTTGGTTACTTTTTCATGTTTGTATATACATTCTGAAGTATTTGTCAAATCTACGTCCGAATTTCCAAACCCAGACCTGTTTAATTGTGAACTTGATACAATAGGGACATTATACTCTACCGCCAAGCCTCTAACTTCTTCTGCTATTGACTTCACTAAAGTATATGAATTCGCAGCCGCAGCCCCTCGAATTCTGGATGATGCACATATATTTATGTAGTCTAAAAATATGATGTCAGGTTTGAAGTTTTTCTTTTGTCGCAATTCATTCAATAGATTTCTGAAATGCCCAACATGCGCAGAACTTGTAGGATACTCTTTGATAACCAATTTCCCAGGTGTATTCTCTTTGAATTTGTTTATTTTTTTGGTATATGCAGTAAAAGGTAGATCCATTATTTCATCAAGTGTTATGTCTAAAATATTGGCATCAATTCTTCTACCTACTTCTTCCTCACTCAATTCTGCCGTAATATACAGAACATTTTTGCCAAAAAGTAAATGTGCCGCCGCCATATGGCACTTTACAATACTTTTGCCTGTACCAGTCGCACCTAAGAATAATGTAAGTGACTTCTTTGGCAATCCACCCTTAGTGATGGTATTGAACATATCAAGATCAAAGGGAATGCGTTCTTCTTTTCTATGATAGTATTCAAACCGCGATTCAAAATCTTCAAGGAAATCGTGCCCGATATGACTATCGAAACTAATTGACAGTGACTTTGAAAGAAGATCGGGGATTGCGCCTTTGTCTAACTCTTGGTCTTTGCCATCTAGAATTAGGATAGATTTTCTAATTGAATTGAAAAGGTCTTTATCTTGGCAGAATTTTTCTGTCTCGTCTACCAACCAATCAATATTGGTTTCAGGGTCAACTTTCAGTTCTGATAACTTGTCAATAACTTCTTTAAATAGATTTTCGTTTAGGTCTTTTCTACCTTCCAAAGAAACCGCCAAGGCTTCTTTGGAAGGTGTTACTTTGTATTTTTCTACTAAAATAGAAAATGTGTCCAGTATTTTTTTCGAAGATATGTCGTCAAAATAATCTTCTTTGATGTATGGAAAAACCTTTTGGAAGTATTCAACATTGTATAGTAAGTTGGCAAGTATAGTGTTTTCCAATGACATTCTTATTATTCCTCTTCTTCATCCACCTCCACATCATCATTGGGTATGACTCCGTTTTGATTCATTTTAAACTTGCTTTCAATAAATTTCTTAAATACTGGGTCCGATATCAACTTTTTGAAAAATTTGTCATCTGTTTCAATGTCTTTGGCGCGTCTTTTGCTTTCATTGATCTCGCCTGTTTCCATATCTACAGTGCTATACCACCCTTGGTTTATCTTTACGATGCTACCATATTCTATAGCCAAATCGAAAAGTGATGACCATTTTTGGATGCCTGTCTCATACAATACTGTAAATGGCAGTTTGGCTTTTTCTCTCACAAATCTTGATTTTTCAATATTGATTGTGAATTTGTATCCAGCGATTTCTGTACCTTCTTTTTCTTGCGCTTTGCCAATCACAAAAATTTGATTTGATGAGTAAGTTACCGCTGTATTATGTGTTACTACCCCATTTTCCAACACATAATGATGAACATCTTTCACTGTTATATCATATACTTCTTTTTTTCCTACACTCTTAATAGATTTAATTTTCAAGTCTTTCATCCTTTTTATACCGATTTTTACGACCATAATAGAAACCTTTTGGCAAAGGCTCTTCTGCTTTCAATTTAATATTTGAATCGCCATTGGTAGCCCAACGGGACTTATTTGGTTTACCTTCATGAGCAAGTTTATACGGATTTTGCCATATTGTCAAATCATAGTCACACATTTCTTCTTTTTTTATTCGAATAGCAACGCCAGTGTTTTTATTTTTTAACATTATCATATCTTTCCTCGATCTCTTTTTATTAGATTCGGGGCTTTTTGGAACTCCTCTGAAATTCTTTATGGCAACTTCAGAATTTATTTTTTTAACTTCGGCATATCGTTCTGGATTTTCATCGTAAAAGTTTTTTCTTGTAACCAACATTTTACATTTAGAATCTTGGGTGTGCATTTTACCGTAGAATGAAGAATCTTCGCCATATCTCTTGTTTGAATCAATACGGCCCTTACTCCAACCATCAGGCGGTTCATCCAAAAATTGTTTCTCTACATTGCCGTCGTTATAGGTTTTATATCCATAATTTGCATTTACGTACTCCCCGTTTATGACCAGAGGATGATCTTTTTTTAATTTGACGAAATCGCCCGTTCTGGCATTTCGATATGTGCCATATTCTGGGTTTGAATAATTTGATATGGTGGCCACTGCTTTATTGAAATATTTCGTATCAGATACAACATCCAAAAAAATGTGTAGATTTTTTTCGAAATCTAATGCATTGTCATAATCTTCAAAATAACCAAGAATTATGGTTTCTACATCACCTTCAATACATAATTGTTTATATCCTTTCCATCTGGATGAACCGAAATATTTTTTCCCAGAATTTGTTATTATATTAGTACCGTCAAAAAAGCAGTTTGCTTTAGAGCCGATATAATAATACGGCTCTAAATTTTTTTCTTTTCTATCTTTTATAATTGTCATGTAAACTACGTTCATTTAATAATCCTATACGTCGCATAAGTTTATTTATAAGAACGGACTTTTCTATACGTCTAATGAAACGATATCATGGGAATCAGTGAGTTCACTCGCCTTGACCCAACCCTTTGTTGTCAAAAACGGGTGGTTGTGTGAACATACTACAGAATGATCATCTTCAAATATAATTTCAAAACACTCTGGGGTTCCATTTTCTAATGTGTTTGGGTTCCAAGATTCTATAACTTCCTTGGGGCCTTCCAATGTCAAAACCTCATCACCTGCTGAAATGTCTTGAACTTTTCTAAGAGAACCATCATGCATTACAATATTGGTATTTTTGGCCAAGCAACCTCCTGGGATGATAGTTTTTGCATACATTGGGCCAATTTCAGTATATACATGATTTATCAGTATACATGGCAAATCTTTCATAGTCAAGTGTGGAGTTATGATTCTTAGCAAAGAACGAATAGCTTTTGCTCTTGACATATCTGCTACTGACTTTTCATTTTCCGCATCATCTACTTCTTTTTTAGAAGCAAGGTTTCCCAAAGAATCCACCATGATGAAAACTTTATCACCACGTTTAATTTCTTCGAGCCGTTTCACAATATCAAATTTCAATTGCTCTACATGCTCAACTGGTATATGTATAACCCTACCAGCATCAATGCCATTTGTCGCCAAATAATCTGGTGTGACGCCAAATTCCGAATCGTAAAGAAGTGCGACTGCATCAGGATATTTGTTAAAATATGCCTTCATACAATATAGTGCCAGCAATGTTTTGAAGCTTTTGCTTAGGCCAGCGAACACTGTAAGCCCAGGTATAAGGCCCCCATCTAACGAACCACTAAATGCGATGTTCAAAATTGGTAGGTCGGTAGGAATAACATCTTTGGTATTGAAAAATGTAGACTCGCTAAGTATGGCAGAAGTTTTGATTGCCCCTGATTTCTGCATTCGTTCTAGTAATGAACTCATGTCAATTCCTTTCTGTTTGTTGATTGTTTTAGAGTGGGTGACACTAACCCACTAAAAGTTTTTGTAGTCTATCTTGAAAATCATCTATTTTTGCCGTTCTGCCAGGCCAATATATAGTTGTTTTTTCTGGATTTTTTTTGAGATTTTCGAGAAACGGATTTATTGAATCAAACATAAGCCTAAGACGGTTTTGTAAATCTTCAATCATTTCTTCATCAGATTTGTTTTGTGTTTTCATTCTGGAAACTTCGATTTTTACTTCTTCAAAATCTTCGTCTACAAAGCTAAAGCCAAAATCATCATCTTGTGGTTTTAGATATTCTTTCATTTTATTCTCCAAGTAAGAAGGTTGTGGGAGGAGAAATGCCCCTCCCACATCTTTTTAGCGTTTGGCAAGTGACTTGAAAAATTCCATATCTTCGTCATCTTCAACAGAGTTTGTATCGTATGAAGATTTGTCTTGTGTAGCATTGCTTTCAAATGAAGATTTTGCTTGCACATTTTCTTTTGGTTTGTCTTCTTTAGATGAAGTTGCAAATCTAGACATATCAACACCTTCATCTTCTTCCGCAGATTCCGACATTTCTTTGCTGCGCGCATTTCCATTAAGATTCAACACCCGCTGTAGCTTTTCTTTAAGCTCATCGTATGATTTGAACTGCTTGGGATCTATTACTTCTTGTAGTGAATGTACGTTGGTAAGTTTGGTTTCATACTCGCCATCATTATCAAAAAGCGATGCTAGATCAGCAAAGTCTGATTTGTCGTAGTTTGGATAGCCTTCCACCTTACGTATTTTTAGACGGAAGTTTGCACCATTACCCCAAAGATCAAACGGGTCTACCGCTTTTTCGCCTTCGAATTCCGGATTTGGGGCTTCTTTTAGCTTATCAAAGATTTTCTTGCCATATTTAAACAAGAACACTTTACCCTCATTTTCTGGTTTTGCAGCATCAGAAACAACATAAACATTAGAGACGAAGCTTAGTTTGCGTTTTTGCTTTCGCGCCTGTGTACGTTCGGCTGACTTGTCATCCATATTTGAATTCCAAAGATCGCTGTTCATTTCATTAACTGGGTCGTCTTGCTTTAGAGTAGATAGGCAATTTTCGATGTACCATTGTCCTGTTGGACCTTGGAAGCCATGACTCCAAAGGCGTACAAAAGGAATATCTTCATCTTCTGGTGCTGGTAAAAATCTAATTACGGCATAACCATTCCCTGCCGTGTCAGTTGTGGGCTTCCAATATTTTCCTTCATCAGGATTTGAATAGCCTTTAGAGGAAACATCCTCCAACTGTTTGTTCAGCTTATCAAAAGAGCTTGAACGGTTCTTTTTTAGTTTATCAAAATTAAATGCAGCCATAATGGCATATCTCCTATATTTTACGATTTTTTGCGATTTTTTTAATAGTATTGCTTATTAAGCAACTCTATTTATACATCAATGACATGCTCTGGATTCTTTTGGCATGTTGATTTTTCTATATTACAGAAATAGTGTTGTATTGTCAACACACTTTTCTAAAAAAGTGTGTTGGATTTTTTTATATCTTTTTTTACCATTCTTAGCACGATTCCCTCTTCTTTTATTTTTTCACATATCAGTGAGGATTTCTTGACAATTTCTGCTAAGGTTTCAATTTCCATATTTTCTTGTTTCGCATATAGTACCAAAGCATCTATATGCGAAACACCTTTAGATAGCATATCAGCAATATCGTGATGTACTCTTTCCGGTGTTTTTGAAGCTATAAGATTTGCATGGTCTATCACGCTGGTCATCCGTTTAGTACCGTGATAGTAGATAGCCAGTTTTCAGCATAATGTTTGGCGGTATTGATGTCATTTATAGAACTTCCTGTTCTTACGTTGACGCCACTTGAAGAATAACATTCTACAGTGAATACCCCATCATTTTCATGAATTTCTGCTCTATGCCCAGAGCTGGAGGATTCTTTAAAAAAAGTTTGTATTAGCATTTCATTTCCTTCATATAATTGCCCTATTGCCGTTCGCCCAAGATTTTGCAGCATTTACTACCAGTACAAACGGGCATTCCACATATTTTTCTGTGTGGAATTTTACACCAACATCATCAAAAAATGATATTGTGTGTGGCCCATCACCATTGATGGATGCGCTATAGCCATTTTCTTTTGTGTATTTTAGTTGTGAGTTTTCGATATCAGACATCATGTCTTTCCTTTAAATATTTCTGTGGGGGTTTATACTTTGCATTTGTTAATAAATGCATATGATGTATTAATGTAACACTTAGCGGGTTACATGTCAACTATTAATTTAGCTTATTGCCAATTATTTTCTTCTAATTCTTCAAGAAATATTCTAACCATATCAAAGCAAACGATTGCTTCATCAGCAAGCCCATCATGAAGTTTGCTACGGATATTTGCCTTTAATGAATCCAAGTCACCTTCGAATTGGTATCTAAGCGCAGAACCGAAAACAAATCTTTTCAATATTTGGCCACCAGAAAGATCGCCCATATGATGTACATATACGTGTGAAAGAAGTTTTTCTGCATCACCAGATATACTCAAAATATATTCTTGGTAAGCTACCGTCGAATCAAACGGAGTTGGAATTTTAAAACCATGTAGTAGTTCTAATTCTTCCAAATCTTTCATTATCGGTATGGATCGTTTTACAGCTTTGATATCTTCAAATATTCCGAAATTATGTGCATGTTTTTCGAGTGTATCGTACATCAACCACATATTTGAAAGGTAAACATAATACTGGCCTACAGTTATCTGGTGCTTCAGCATTTTCGTAATGAATTTTGATTTTTCTGTTCTGGTGTGATGAACTTTTGTTAGTTCTCTTAAATTACTCATTACTGAAATGTGGTCCTTTTTATTAAAGTTGGGACTTGGGTAATACGGCGTCCCTGACCGCAAGAGATTATGCTGCTAGGCGCATCTCTGGTTTTGCATTAGTATTTGCATTTAGTGTTTTATTCGCGTTAACCCAGCTTATATCGGGGCAACTCCATCCTGCTTAGTCCGTTTGTCGATCCCATTTCATCCCCAGCATAGATACATTGTTACACTCATTTAAGAATAATGATATTAAAATATCACCAATGTATCTATGGTGGAGATGTCGGCTTCGAAGCCGAGTCCAAACCGTATTCAGTGAACTTCAACGTCACGTAGTTATTTATACAAAATGGTGGCTAACCTATGGCCACCGCGTGTTTAAGAAACAACCTTTTTTATCAGAAAGTTAGATTTAGAGATAGCTTTGCATTTGTGCTTTCTAGGCCATCATCAAAGCTGCGAACCAGACTTGGTGTCAGTGTAACTTTTGATGCAACGGTTACTGGCACACCAACTTCCAGATATCCGCTTGTGCGTGACCAATCATTGCTGATATTCCAAGTATAACCAACTTCACCAAATACTGAAATCTGGTCATTTAGTGTATAGGTAACACCAACAGATGGGTCAAAAGAAAAATCGCCACTTGAAAGGTTGTTATTTGCAGTGGAGTATTCCAACCCAACTGTACCATACGCAACGGTCTGATCGGCAACCGCAATTGCAAGATTATATTCACCACGAAGACCAATGGTGTCAGCATCAAGATTGTAGTTAAGTGCAGCACGAACTTCTGCATCAGCAGAACCCAATGAATGTGCAAGCCCAGTAACACCGACTTCAAAATCTGTTAGTGCATTTTGATTAGCGTCAACAGTAAAATCCATCATTCCAGAGTTTACAGTAAGGCCAAAGGTGGCATTATCAAAATCATTCGCCATTGCAGATGTGGCCGTACCAAACATAAGTGCGATTGTTGTAATTGTAGTTTTCATTTTATTTCCTTAAATTATATAAGTACCCCATAATTGAGATACGATGGTTAGTAAAATTATTAGTGATTTGGCAGAACTACATTTCAAGCTTCAAAGAAGTTTTACTTAGTTTGTTCATTTCTTCACGAGATGGCATAACCTCGTCCCAAACAGAATCAACTTTAGTTGGAGGCGTGATGTTTTCCTTTTTAGATGCATCTTTTTTTGTCATGTTATAGTCCTTTCTAAGGGTTAATTATAACTATAAACGAAATAGATGTCAATACTTAATTTTCATCTTAGACAACTGCAATTCTTTCATTTTTTCGTGCGACAATAGGGTTTCATCCCATACAGTTTTGGCATCTTTGCCAGTATTGACTTTTGTGGTGTCTTGTACTTTAGCCTCAAACAACATTTTAAGTTCGCTTGGTCCCTTTTTGTATGCCTCATAAAAGCTACTTGCGCCATTGCCTGTATAAACACCAACCACAAATGGTTTAGTTTTGTTATTCAGTATTGTATGGTACACTTCGGTCAGTCTAATTCTACTAAATGGGGGCAACATTATTTCTTTTTCTTTCGACACGCTTGAATAGTTTAATATCGGAATACACTTAGTACCTTTAGGCAAATAGATTTTCATTCGCGTAGAATTTGGTTTGTTTCCCATTTTGACATCTGAACTTAATGAGGTGGATAGCCATGCGGGGTCTACGAATACATCACCTGGTTTAAAGTTTTTTTGGCTTGGGACTTCACAATTTCGATACACCCACATATCTTCTTCCATCTCTACTGCGTATTCATTATAAAAAGCAAACATGGCATCTGATCGGGGGTCCAATATGAAATTTCCATCTTTCATAGTAGCCATAGAATTTCTAAGATTTGGATTTATTGACATGAATCCAGAAGCAGTGTAACTTTTGAAAGCTCTTATGGCTTTTTCTTGTTTGGCTTCTTCCACAGTCAATTTAGATGTGTCTATACTGTTCAAAACACCTTTAAAAATATCATCGAATTTTTTGTAGCCTTCGTTATTTTTTACTACATCTATTTTTTTAGAAATGTCTTCGTTAAAATTCACAAATCCGATTGTTCCATCATCCCATTTGGTATCATTATCAGATTTGAAAGCTTCGTTTGTTGTGCTAATAGCAAATGGCATTTCAAGAACTTTTGCGGACAGAACTTCTCTTTCAAATTGTGTATTTGAAGGCGAATTGTTATCTATTTTCTTCAATTCTTTTAACTCTTTAGAAGCCAAATTCGCTTCATATACAGGCATATCTATAGCATCGTTCAATACTTTTTCCCACATTGATTTATTTTTAACACCAACTTTTATTAATCCATTATCATTAGCCAATCCCATATTAACTATAACTTTTTTCATAGAAGGCGAAATTTCATAGTCATAAACTTGTTTAAATGCTTTTTTGAGATATTTTACAACATTAGGATTATCCATCTTTTTTTCTGTCTTACCCATTTTAATCAAGGTATCTAATGTATATGGGTTCATTCTAGTTTTTATTAGGCCAGCAATTGGTATGTTATTAGCATCAATTTGGTCATTTGGCGAATAATTTAAGTTAAACTTACCAAGCGGAACTTCTTCAACTTTATCACCAACAACTTCTTTATTTCCTAACAAATCAACAACATTGCTGCCGCCTTTGCTCTGAACAGCTTTATTAGAAATGTCATCTATAAGTTTTATATCCGAACTGGCAATCTCATTTCCCAAATCTAATTTTTTGAATGCAAACAACTTGCTTGGTTTTGTACTCACAGTCTCTTTTTGTCTTTTATACGGGACAGCAATTGTTTCCAAATTTTCACTTGACACGATATCTTGTATGTCCATTCCGGTCGGATCAAATTCGAAGTGTTTTGTGAATACAACAGTTTTGAATATTGTTTCTGGTTTGACACTTTTCTTGGTGACAAAGATGTAATTTCTTGCACCATCTGAAATCTTTTTGACTGGAACTACCCTAAATGTTTGGATGTATGTTTTTTTGATTATTTTTGTTAGAAGACTTTGGTATCTTTCTGACCCTGCTTTACTTGGTATGTCAATAATAATACCATCCATTCTATTTTTTATAAATGGATACGAAGCCTCCATGAATTTTAGAAATGTTGCCAATACTGGTCGGATGTCTGCTGGGGTTTTAAATGACCATGTTCTTTTCTTGACATTCACAATACGATATAGTTCTATCATGTAAACTTTGTCATATGTTGTCTCTACCAATGACATACCGTAATCGGACCCATTGATAGAAGCAGAAGCATAAATTTGCTTTGGCAGCATAGTATCTTCGGTCATCTGAAACTCAACAGCGGTGTTAAGTGACTCAAAGAATAATTCTTGGTCTTTGAAATTGATAAAAGACTTCATGTAACTGCGCTCCATATTTTGTTATTAAAGCTATTTATAAGATGAATTATCTAAGTTTAAATTCATCTCTTGTTACACCAAATACGTATTGATCTACCATGTCACCATTTTTGTCCAAAAACGATTCTGACAACACGCCTTCCTGCTTCCAACCTATTTTGTTTATCATGCGGACAAACTTTTTGTGTGGACTAATTCCGTAAATTTTTCGCAGCGTTTTCATATTTTCAAACATATAATCGGTTAGATATATCGCAGATGTTAAAGCCTGTTTTGCATTTTTGGTGTCTGAAAACACATTAAGTTTTGCAAGCCAAGGCGTCTCTGGCATCATGTAAAAAACCATATCATCTTTTTCAAGTGGAAATGTGATGTTGTTATCCATATCCCTTAACATATCTATAAATATTTCATCTTTTGTCTTGTGTGGGCATTGCATAATCCATGGATCTATTTTTGCGTGGATAATTTCATATATATGATTGTTATATTTCATCCAGAAAATAGCTCTTCTAAACTCATGACAGTGCCGATAGGGTATTGATATCTTGTATTGACAATACCGACGCCCAATTTACCTGAATATGTTACTGTGTAACCTTGAATAATTTCTGCCAGCTCGCACACTATAATTGTTTCGCATTGTTGTACATTTTGATACCCCATCAAAATGTTATTGCCATCAATCGAACCAATTAAAGAACCTATCACCACTCCAGCAAACGCACCACCATCGTCATTGGTCGCCAATTTACCTAAAACGCCACCTATGATGGCACCAGCAAGAATGTCACCATTACTAGAACGGTTATTTTGGTACACCGGAATACTTACGTCATAACATCTTGTTTCTGGAACTTCGAGATGCCCTATCGTGTAATTGGGCGCTACTTCCATTATACGAACAAAAGTAAATGCATCAAATGCATTTACTTTTGTTGCAAAAATACATAAAGTAGCGATTGCCGATATTTTTTTAAACATTGTAATTTTCCATTCTTAGTATTTCACCTCGCAGTTATTTTTTACTACAAATCCTATGCGATGTGGTTTCAAAAATCCATCAGCATCATCATAACTTTCGATATAAGAATACCCTAATTTTTCATAATTAGCAATCAAATAATGCTGGTCTGACCAAATAGGAATTAGCACATCATAATCTGGGTCTGGCGTTTTTCTTAAATGCACTTCGATAATTTTTTGATCTATGAACTCTACATTTATATCATCGACGTCAGTATGCAATTGATTAAAAATTTCACCTAACGCAAACTTTTGATTTTCACATCTAGACCATTTATTGAATCTTGGTAAATTATTTTCATTTCTATCTGCTTCCCAACAAGACACATCGCACCAAACACCATCTATCCATTTGAAGCACACCGAATATTGTGTTCCCGAAAACCATTCTGACCAAAAATATCCGGGCGGAACTTTCGATGAGTCTCCAACATCGATATAGATTTTTTTAGCGCCTAACCCCATACCGGAAAGGTTCATTATCGGCCTTACGACATACCAACCACTGCTATGTGGCGCTATACCCGAAGGCCCGCACTGATAACCTAACGATTCAGAAAGCCATAGCTTACTGAACCATTTTCTATGCGATTTAAATTTTGTGTAAGCTTCTGAATCATTCATCCTTTATTTATATCAAACACCTAACTTGTCACCAAAATTACTTTTTAGCATCGCCTAGTAGGTAAATTGCTGCTATTGCAAAAAACCCCAAAAAGAAACCGCCGACAGCCCATGCGGCACCACTCCGATTTCGATTTTCCGCCATCTTATGTGAAACCATGGCAAGAATACCACTAATTACCAATACAAATACTACTTCCATTTTACTATACCTTTTCATCTGTTTTGTTGATCGTTACATTTACTTCCAACTGTTTAACTGTTGGGGGCTCAATAAAAATTTCTACCGTTGCCCATAAAAACCAAATGGGTGTCAATAGCACAAATAACACTAAAGCAATACCCCAATTTCGTTTGAATGTTTGTATTCCACCTTTAATAAGAATGTAAAATAGCAACAGTATAACACCAAGTCCAATAATTACGTCCATTCTTTACACCATTATGTTTTATGGCATTATGTCAATATCAATTCCAGTCTGTTTTAATCATTAGTGCTGAATTCCATTTGTCGTAAACGAAATCAGATGGTGCCGCCTTTTCTATGAATTCACGACCTTGTGCATATCCGATAAACTCTATTTCTGTATTATTTGGCAAGGTATCTAAAATTTTGCGCAGTTCATCTACAGTCATTTTGTGTTGCCTTTACATATATCAAAAGTTGAGGTGATCTTCAAAAAGAAACTCATAAAATGCAACTGGACCCTGCTTGTTTTTGTGATATTCGGCAATTACAAACTTTCCGTAAAATACCGCACCAGCATCAAGATTTAACCGATTGGTTGTCATAATTGGGCCATTCTTTTTTGGTGTATGTCCATGCGTAAGATATAACCCTTGATTTTGGTTATTGTATGGTTCGCTATCATGCATACGATACCATACACAGGAATATTCTACCTGATTTTCTGGCGAAAGAGAATCATCATAATAAGCATGGGCAAATACGTTCTTATCTTCAATGTGGTACAGTTTAAGAAAATGCATCCATTCAATAACATCACGTGGAATACTACTTAGTACTGTTTGATACGTTTGAGTATCATTTTGACTATAACCAGCAATATCGAGTGCCGCTTTTCGATTGTGGAAACTCGTTCCTTTTTTATAAGATTCAAGAAACATACTTTCATGGTTTCCAAGCAGACATACAAACTCCCAATTTTCTGGGGGGTTCATTACAGTTTGAAGTGCCCCATAATTATCAGGGCCACGATCAATATAATCACCCAAAAATATAATTTTTCCACCTTCTGGGTTGCAATCATACACAGTCTGTAATGCTGTTTTCAAAACACTATTACATCCATGAATGTCTGGAAAACAATAATACCGTTCATTCATAATATTTGTCCTTTAGTTTAAGGTTGAAATCGCATCAAAAAGGCCATTGATAAATTTGCCAGTCGCCTTTGCTTCTTTATACAATGCTGCGCGCATACCGTATTTTGGCAGTTGACTGAATGGCACATGCACATCAACGTGCATTCCATCAAGGATGCCGTGCACATATGAAATGTCCCAGAAAGGAAACCCTGGGTCTGAAAGCATACGAAAACGGGTAATGCGCAAGCCTTTGGTAGTCCAATCAACCTCATCAACGCCTCCATCCTGAGCGTGGCGAGTGTTATGGTATTGCATACCGTTCACAAGACCGTTTTGCTCACCTACAGAAGGACGATTCATTGTTTCAAAAGACATGGTGTTTCCTTTTCATTTCTCTATACAATCAATGTATTACAAAGAAGATATGATGTCAACACAATTTTTTATTATTATTCGCCTGTATAGGATTTGAGCATCCATTGCATTTTTTCGTGGAACTGAATTTGCGTTTCAAGAGTCGAAGTTAATCCTCTTTCCCCCAGTTCATCTGCAATATTTACCACTTCATTAAGCTCTTGTGTCAATAACATATTATCAGAAGCTAATCGAATTAGCATAAATTTTGGGCTTGGCACTGCAATTTCATCAGAAATAAGCGAAAGTTCTGAAAATCTTTTTAGCGAGCCTGGCGCATATGAGTCTAAAGCCCTGATGTGCTCTGCATATATATCTACTGAGTTATGTAAGTTGATATAGAATTCGGAAAAGAATCTGTGATACTCACTAAAATTTTGTCCTGTAACGTTCCAATGATAATTATGCGTTTTTAGATACAATGAAAAAGTAGTTGCTAATACGACTTTTAGGCGCTCTACTAAAATTGATTTGTCCATACTTTTCTCCTAAATGTAAATTGGTATGCTACTATTTATCAGTGCTTGTGTAGCTAACCCGATACATACCTTCTGGTTTTTTTAGTGCTTCTTGTAATTCATAAAACATCTGATGTGACGTGGAAATAAATTCGTAACTATTCAATGTCTCACACCACTGTTTAAGCCAAACACCATCATCATCTATTAACAATTCAACATCATCATGTTCTGCTGTTTCATCCATCAGAACTGTTACTGTCTCATCAAATTTAATTTCGTTTGTGAACATTCAAATTTCTCCTAAATTTTAAGCTTGATATCAAACCCATGAAAATTGGCCGCGCCTATACCCACCGTTTACACAAAAGGCATTATCTCTTATCATGCCGCGCGGCAACATGATCGTAGTTTGAAAACAATACTGGTTTATTCCCATTCACTTAATGGCTTAGTCAAACACTATCCACCAAACTACCATCCCCAACTATTGGGATGAGAACTCTAACTTTTGTTTTTCCCAAAATAAATTTTGACTGTCATAAATGGTGGTTTGTGAGGCAAACCACCATTGAATTGCTTTGGATTTACATGCAGATACACATATCTGCATGTAAATCACTATATCACTTTTCTAATTTAGACCAATTAACAAGAGTTTCTTTTGACACTTCGGGGGTAGATTTATCCCGATATTTGTTTACCATTGCTACAACGCGAGGAACGACAAATTGAAAAAAATCATATTCGCTATCTTGCTTTCTTTTATGTTCTACTGTGGTGTATAGTACACCTGCAATATATGCACGGGCAAGATAAGTTGCTCTGTTTTCTTGGCGAACATCTTTTCGACGATGCCTGTTTAACGAGTAGTATTTACTATACATAGGATCTTCATATTGGTTATATTCAATATTAGAACCAGCCGCATTATGCTGCTCTATGTTCCAACGAAACTGTTTTAACAATTTTCTTTCTTCAAAGCGAATTAGCTGCGCTTCTACTGAAAGGTGCTTTGATTTAATTTTTAGTTCTATAGGCATTTTTAGTCTCCTATTTGATTGAATTTGATTTACTTTACTTTTTAGCCAAATAGGTTACGGCGGCGATCTAATCTACAACATTTGCATCTCCTTTTGGTTGTCAAATTGCTATGTATAATGTATTTATCAGTATCCCTACCTTATTTTTATATTGGTAGGTTTGAGAGGAATCGAACCCCCAAAGTAAAATGCGCTGTCTTACCTTCGTAACTTAGTCACCAGACTTGAAACAAAAATTTGCTTTCTAGAAAAGCAAATTTTCTATCCGTTACGTCATACCTATATTTACTATAACACAATTGTTATATTTGGTGCCCCCTCCCGGAATCGAACCGAGACTCCATAAGGAACCGAATTTTAAGTCCGGAGCGTCTACCTGTTCCGCCAAGGGGGCATATTACTAATTATTTATGGTGGCTACTAGCGTTTTCGCTTGAAGCACCTATCTTCGTAAAAATCTTTCATATGGCGTTTCACCCATAAGTTAACTTTCGGAGGAGTAATTCCAATGATTTTTGAAACTTCTGAAACCCAGCCAAATTTGCTAAAATCTATATCGCTGTTTTCTACAGCAAGTATAACTGAACGGTATTTAATGTCCGTTTTCATTCTATGCTTCACACCAGGTAAAAGCGGTTTTTTTGCTTCCTTAGCAATTACTCTTTTCCTTTGCGTTTCAAAATACTCAGAATAATCTGGTTGTTCGCCAAGTTCTATAAGTTTTAGTACGTTGTCAGGATAGAAACATTGTGAATAGTGTATTTCCAATATTTTCCAACCTGCGCCTTCTATTTTATTGTGCCTCTCTTGATAATAATCACGCAGTGACCAATCGGAATTGTAATGCTGATTTCCGTTTATTTCAATACCAAGTTTAATGTCAGGAAAGGCGATGTCTATGGAATAACTCATATCATCTAACGGAATCCACTCCTCAACAAATGATATGTTATTTGCTCTTAAAGCTTCCTTAATTTTTTCGCATGGCACTGAAACAAATTTGTCTCTTTGACGCCAAGGATGTTTGTCAGGGTTTTTCTTTAGGAACTTCTTTCGCGATTCTGATATTTTTTGCTTGGTTTCAGGTGAAACAATTTTCGCACACTTTATTGAACAGTATCTGCTTCTTCTTTCAGAAAATTCTGTATGGCATCTTAAACAATTTTTTGTTTTCATTCGAACCTCTGTTTGTATTATTTATATAAACGGGGGTTCGAATGAAACGTGTATTTTAATTTTGGCGCACCCGGAGGGACTCGAACCCCCATCGATCCAATTACGGTACTACCGCTTAGAAGGCGGTTCCGATACGGGTGCAGCAGAATTAAAAAAGTCCATTGCTCTATCCAACTGAGCTAAGGTGCCATCAAAATTAGTCAACTTAGACATTGTTCCTGATACAGATGTATCAAAATATTAGATATAATGGTAGAAGTCTTTGTGGAGGAGGTCGGACTTGAACCGACAGTGCTGTTAAGCGTTCCGTTATGAGCGGAAAGGGGATAACCAATTTTCCTACTCTTCCACAAAGACTTCTATTCACCCATTAAAATTTAGCTACATGTTGGTTTTGCGCCAACCCCACCTTGTTCTAAAACTACTTATGATTACGGTGTTTATTCCAGTACATCAAATAAACACTATCTTATCACTTTCGCCCAAGGTATATGCACTATTACACTTTTGTAGCTATATCAATCATGGTTTATTGGTTCGTCGCCATACATGATCTATATTGTTATCTTAGTCTATTTCTTTTCTGTTGTCAACTCTTTTATTTTAGAAGCTGGAAATTATTTTTGAAACTGCAATCGGCCCGTATATCACTACAATTGGTGTAATCATTAAAACAAGAAGGCAACGAATCATAGGGAAGTTTCCGTATTTGTTTTTCATTTTGTTCTCCTTATGAAGTGACATTACAACATCACTTCACCATTGTAAAGACTTATTTCCACTTTTTAGAAAGAGCAACAAATCCGCGACCTTTACCAGACAATTCATACACAATGGCTGGGCGACCGCGCGTATCAGACTTTACAGGTACTTGGACAAGCAGACCGCGACTTGCGAGTTTCAATTTCTGATAGCGGGACAGTTTAGAATCACAAAAGTTGGAAAGAATCGTAGCAACAAGCTTGTTATTTTCAGCAAGAGTTTTGGGACCGCGTTTCATTTTAATCTCCTTTGTTTCTGTCTATGCTTTTAATATAGTAGAAGATTAAGATGTTGTCAACACATTTTTTCAATTATCTAGCAAATGAAACAATTCTCTTCCGATTTTTTCAAAAAACTCAGTATCTTTTGTCTGCTCTTTGATCTCAAAAGGAATTCGCAAAGTTACTTCCAGCTCTGCACCGAAAGTTTCTGGATTGTGTGTTCTTTTAGCACTTACAAGTTTCATTTGTGTTTGCCTCTCTTTCTAAAATAGTGGTAACTTCCAACACCTTTTTGTGTTTTCGCCCACAATAATTTTGATGGCATAAAGCCAATATAATCACAATCTTTAAGGCTATCGAACAATTCTATTGGTGTTCAGCGGGGGAATTGAACCCCACTTGGATTGTGCATCATGACGCCTGTGTTAATGCAAACCAGTTAAACCTAACCAATGCTGAACGTATCTTTGTCAGGTATTTCGGGCCTGACACCCTAGACTGTTACTTACAACAGCCTACCAGTGGCCTCTTTTCTTTTAGATATGCTGCTACTAATAAAATGCGACTTTTACCACATATCTTATCCAATACTTCACTGGACCTTTACAGGAGGACAATGGACAGTCCTTTGATTTGGAGCCGATTTTAGGAATTGCACCTATTGGAATATATCTGTACACACAAACATATTTCTTATTGATTCATACCGTAAACTGAACGGACTTAATCAGCGTATTATGGTTGCGGGAGTAGGATTTGAACCTACGACCTTCAGCTTATGAGGCTGACGAGCTACCAGACTGCACTATCCCGCAATGATACATATAAAATAGCGTTTGTATAGTTATTTATACACTAATTATAATAGTTTGTCAATAGTTAATTTGTAGCAGGCTGCACACATTATCATTAAGGTGCGCTTCGAGATTTAACGCTGATTTAAATCAGCCGCACCGCCGTTTGCTGTCTATGGGATTAGACGCTACAAATTAACTAACTGTATGGCTTAACCGTCATAGTCGATACACCGTTATTGTTGGTGTATGATTCTCCTAGTTATGATAGCAACACCTTCGACTTGCCTACAGTCGAAGGTGTTGGATATGTTAAAGTGTTTTCTTCACCAGACCGATTTTAAATCCTATAAACAGAACGATCCATTTTCTGCGTTTACTCCTCGTGATGCGCTTCACTGCAAAGGCATTAGCAGGATAGGCGTGAGGGGGCATATTAATTTTGGTGGAGTATATCGGACTCGAACCGATCACATCTACGTTGCAAACATAGCGCTCTCCCAGATGAGCTAATACCCCATTATTATCTACTATTTATGGCAGGAGCAGCGGGAATTGAACCCGCGTCGCAAGGTTTTGGAGACCCGCATTTTTCCAATTAGTACCACACCCCTGTATTTATATTCTTATTATCAATCGGTCAAACCACAAAGACATTAGTAGAATATGCGTAAGGGGCTCATGTCGTATCTTAATTTTTGGTGCTGATGGAGAGAATCGAACTCCCAATCTACTGATTACAAATCAGTTGCCTTACCATTCGGCCACATCAGCGTGTTAGTTTAAATGGCGCCTCCAAGTTACCGTCTAGGTATACAAGCAATACATGGTAGCTAATCCACAATGCGTTCCATTGATTTTAAGGCCAATATGTCTCGAATAACTCAGATATTGTTTAGAGCGGCATATGGGAATCTAATCCGTTTCTTTGGTTTGAAAAACCAATGCCGCAAACTGTCTAGAGAGGGACCAATTGTCTCTAGCAGGTAGGAATTGCATAATCGCATCAACGAGTTGGGTCAAGCTCTCCGCATATGATTAGTGGTAATTCCTACAATTTTTTGAAGTTATTTTGTAAAATAACTTCGCCTTGAACCGTTACCAAGAATTTCATCTGTATTCAGATACCGAAATCCTGCATAGTTATTAGTATCCATCAAAACATACTCAATCATTGCACATACCGCTTCGCGCCCATCCGCAGTGCTATCTTTTGCAGACAGTGCAGCATTAGCAGCATTCAATAACTTACCGACTTCAATTGTCTTGCGTTTCATGTCATATTTCCTTTAGGTTTTATGCAACTTACAATTACATTAAACGAAGTTCTTAGTGTTGTCAACATCTTATTTAATTTCTGGAAAAAGACATTCTTGTATAAATGTTTTCACATCTTCTTCGGACAATCCCAAACTAACCATTGTTTTAGGTGTATGTGGGTTTTGCTTCTGATAATAGGCGTAGCGATTTTGTGCTTCTTGCACCGAAATTGTATCAGATGTATCGTTAGTTTTTCCTATACCCAAAAGATATTTATCTATGCTTTTGTAACTGACTTCTACAATCTGATCAATCTCTTCTGTATTATTTACATTACCTGCTGCAATCATATGGGGGCTAAAAATAGCTTTTGCCCAATCTGGTAGATCGCGTTTCTTTCGCCATTCTAAACTATCAACTTCTTCACCAAAATTGACAATCATTTCATGTTCAGTATCTACGCTTGCAGAATAATCATGAAAAAATCCAGTAATTTTATTTTTGCCTGCAATTACATCAAGACCGAAAATGGGGCCATTATTGTGTAGGTGTGGAAATATGCAACAATGCATCATCCAAAGACCTTTTGTATCTCTAACATCTACTACATCAACGTGTGCGCGACGATAGTTTTCGCTGATCCATACTCTATTGACCCAGTTTGGTTTATTAAACTGCGCCATGCCTTTTTCAAATACTTCATGTCCATCAGATTCAAATCTTTGAACTAACCTATCTTGAATACCGACAAGTGCATCCCAAACTTGACTCATAAGAAACTCCTAAATTTTAATACTAATAAGTAATAATGGTAGGCCAGGTAGGACTTGAACCTACAACCTCTCCCTTATGAGGGGATTGCTCAAACCAATTGAGCTACTGGCCCACGATTATTACTTCTTAATACAATGTACCATGTTAAACTTTTCGTGTCAACATGTATTACCGAATTTTATTGTATTTTGGCGGAAATAGTGGGATTCGAACCCACGGGGGGCTTTCACCCCCTCTCGCTTTCAAGGCGAGTGCAATAAGCCAGACTCTACCATATTTCCTTTATGATACGTATACCTTATCACAATCATAAACAATTTCGCATATTCTTCTGCATTTACCAATGTCCAGCAAGTTATTAGTTCTAATACTTGATTCCATATCAATCCAATAGTTTTGATTTTTCATAGCATCACTACTAATTAATTCCTTGACATTATTTTCAGAAATTCCACCTGCATATCCAACTAATTTGTCACCTGATGAATTAGAAGTTGGCCATGCATTAGGATGAATTCCTCTACCACCTGATGGGTCATAAAGCAAGTCACCAAAATCACTATATGGTGACTCAAAAGTTGTGGGGTCTCGATGTTGAATTGCAAGGTCATAATAATAATGAAGATTACGCAAGGCATCTTTGTTGTAATTCTTAGCAATCGCATTTATCTGTACCCTATCAAACAAATGACAAATACTAGGCATTTCCGAAGTTAGTAAAGTAGATATTGATATAGATCCGCAAAGGTGAATTGACATCGAACCTAACGCTTTGCGCGCGTAATTTATGAAGTCAAATGAAGGATACCTCGGATTATTCTTGGGATTTTCACTACATAAAATTCCCCATTCAATAGGATACTCTTTTTGTAATGTATAAGCCTCGTACAAGTTTGTATGTTCATCAATTCCAGTAAAAGTAATAAATTTGGGTTTAGACATATTTCACCTATGTTTTGTGGTTATTTAGTGAATAAGTATCCTATGCAGGTCGCTAATCTGCTTACCTTTCGGCCCTTTGGGTATCCCCGATGTATCATTCCGCAGTCATTGAAACCCCGTTCCCTGTTGCTGCTTCATAGCTTATACTAATAGGATATTCTTTAGGTACTTTTTATGTGTTACCCTTAATGCAAAGCCTGAGAAAGCATTTAACGGTTTTACCAGCATCTTTTCTGGGCATAAAGTAAGTGTCTCTGATACAAATACACCACATAAAATTGGTGGGTAGGGTTGGATTTGAACCAACGAGGGGCTTTCACAATCTTATAAATAGTATTGTAACTCGCGGTGACATCCACGAAACCCAGTTACTCTAGAAACATAGAGGAGTTCCAGCATATGACTATTTATAGCAAATTTGTATACCCAGAAAAGTTAGTTTCACCTGACAATGGTTACATTTGTAGAAGAATAACTAAGCAAAATATTAAAAATTTTGGTTTTTCTTCTGTAGATGAATTAAGATTAAAATATCCAGATTTTCCTCTATCTTGTTCTGATTTTAATATTAAGAATTCAGAAGCAATTAAAAGAGGGATCAAAGATACAAATCTTGAAAAATCAAAGAGATTTGAAAAAACAAGACAATCAAGAGAACTAAAATATTTTGAAAATCCAAACATTTGCGACAGATGTAGTAACATCAAAGATTACAAAAGAAGAAATAATATGTTCTGTTCTAAATCGTGTGCCAATCGCCAAGAACATCGCTCTTCTACTAAATTGTCTATATCTAATGCTTTAAGATTACATTTTTCTACTATATGTGATGTGAATTTCAGAGAATGCAACAAGTGCAAAAAACTATTTACCAGTTCCACAACTTTGAAGAATAACAAAACAAGTTTGTGTAAAGTGTGCATTAGTAAACTCAAAAAATACAATCCAAAAATATTATATTTAGGCGAGTATACCAAGGTAAAACCTTGTCTTAAATGTGGAAATTATACTAAAAATTATTGTGGTAGACACTGCAACAATTGTATATCAACCCTATCAGAATACAGGAACCGTGCATCTTTTACTTTTAATGTTTTTGATTACCCTAGCGAATTTGATCTTGGTCTGATAGAATTATACGGATTTTATTCACCTAATGGATATAAGAGAAGGAATAAAACGCCAAACCATAATGGAGTTTCTAGAGATCACATGATTTCTGTGTCATTTGCATTTAAAACCAATGTTGATCCAGATTTAATTTCACACCCAGCAAATTGCAGAATAATGAAACACAACGGAGTTGATGGTAATAATTCCAAGAAAGGAAATTCATCAATAACACTTGATGAATTGCTATTAAGAATAAGTGAATGGAATAATAAATACGGTGTTGATACTAAAATGTAGTCTCCCGCCATCGACCACTCGGCCACCTACCCATTTCGTCAAGAACAATATTATAAACGTAGTTTTATTGTCATTACTACACGTTTCATAATCTTGTTCTCTGTGTCTCTCAAGTAGGATTTGAACCTACGACCTTCCGCTCCCAAAGCGGACGCGCTACCAAACTGCGCTATTAAGAGTTAGATTATAGCTTCAACACTATCGTAGTTGACAACGGCACAAATCTAAGTCTGTGCAGGTAACACTATTTTACATAGCCGCATTACCATAGCTCTCCTTAATTATGACCTGTAGATAATTTCTATAGACTTAACTACAGCCCCATAATTAAACTTTGAAGTTCTAGCAGAGAATGTGATATTCTCTGCTAGAACATACCGCAGTTACTAAGCATACAATCCCGCAAGTGGCATATGCTTTTTGCTTAGGTTATAAAAACTTGGTGGTGCTTTTTGGATTCGAACCAAAGACCTTACCATTATGAGTGGTATGCTCTCACCATCTGAGCTAAAGCACCGATACAATAGCACGTAATATTTGGCTCCAATGGTAGGACTCGAACCTACAGTGCTTTCGCGTCAGATTAACAGTCTGATGAGTTTACCAGTTCTTCTACATTGGAATATTCTATTTTTTTATACATATCAACTTATAACTTTGTACATGTCAACATTTATTTTAGTATCTAATTGTTTTGGCGGAGTAGTTCGAGCTCGAATCGAATAGACATTTGCCTACGTTTTGTTTAGCAAACAAACCAGCCAACCTTGACTGCTATCTACTCCTTTTCAGACTTTTAATATCGTATATAGTTATTTTCATATATTATTGTACCTCGGATATACTGTATACACATTATCCTGAACATTTCCGAGGGCAGCGATAGTAATATAAAATGTTCACGTGATTACTTTATATTACTTGTGTAATGTGTTAGGCTCTATCCACTGCTGGACGATTTAACTAAGGGCATGGTTTGCCTTAGTACCATGTTTAGTTTCATATATGAATTCACAAACTCACATATGAAACTAAAATTTACAATCTTGATTTATTGGCTCATCACCATACAAGATCAATGTTTCATTTCTATTATCGGCTTTTCAACCTAAGAACATTTATAGTTAGTTTTAAAGAGCGTGTTATTATCTTATGTATTCATTGTGGTCTATTTATACAGCGTTGTCAATAACTATATTTTTTTTCTTGATTATTTCGTTACTGACAATAAAGTAGATTACCCCATATCAGCAAAATCTTCAAGTGTAGTTACCAAGCCATCAAAATCTTCATTTGGGCCAAGTAGATCTGCAAGTCCATAAACCATATCACCATATTCTTCTGCCAGCGAATCAAGATATTCTTCACGATTCACAAAACCATTATTTTCGTATGCATTCATATTAGCGCTCCAAAATTACGATACTGCCAAAGTACCTATCAAATGTCAATACAAGATTTTCGTAATCACCACTTTTCATTTCGTTTATGATTGGCTCGTGATCTATACCGATTTGCTTTGCAAAGTTTTTCGCATATCCCATTAGAGCATATGCATTACCATCAGGCCCTGTAAGGTCCAAAACAATTTCACGATTTTCACTTTTTTTACGAATCATGTTCAAACTTTCATTGGTAGTTTTGGATCAAGTCCAAGCGATGTTGCATGTTCAACGGCTTCTTTTTGTGTCCCAAAAACCATCGAAGAGTATTCAAATAGTCCTTTACCTTCGCGGATGGCTCGCCCACCCATTATACCCGACATGGTTGCTTTTACGCGGCGGCAGCAAGAGGTAGGAAGACTACCTACATAACCGAAACGACCCGAAGGGAATTTAATCACATGAAGACCAATTTTTGCACCAAACATTTAAAATCTCCTCTTTCATTACTTTTCTAATGTAGGGTATTTATTCTAACTTGTCAAGTTTTATTTTTTACATATTCTATAAGCGATTTAGTAATAACAACTTCCATCTCGTATGCTTCTTTTTCCCACCAGCGTTCCATGTATGGAATTTTGTCGTCAAAATGAGCCGACAAATTATTTTTCATAAATTGCTTAACATGTGTCATTTCATGCGCAAGGGTAACAAGCATTTGACCAATATCTTGTGATTTCAATACCACCATAAAATCATTTGGCGAATTTTCATAACATGCACCATTGGGCTTGATAGTATCATCAACAAAAATGTGAATGTTTGGTACTTCGATTCCCAAACATTCGCACATATGCACAACACATTCTGTAATGAAATCGTCATTCATGCCTTCAATGGTCAGCATAATATTTCCTCAATGCCGAATATCAAGACGAAAAAACCAAGTCTTCAGGTTTTCACTATAATTCGCATGAATCTTGCTTTCATCTGTGCCACGATACTTATGAAACAAACGAAGAGCAGCAATTTCCGAACAAAAGGCATAGATGGCACCGCCAATTTGTTCAACTTTGATAGGCTCTTGGGCAATTTCTACCCAGTCGTTTTCAACTCGCTTCATGTTCATTTGCATGTCTTTACCTCTTTTTGACCACATTATGAATTTAGCTGATTTTTATACTGGTGTCAAGAGTTAAATGTGCCGATTTTATATTCTTCGCCATCTTTTGAAATTTTAATCAAAACCCCACTAAACGCACTATCAGAGGAGTATCCATCCCAACCTTTAAAAGTTTCCGTATCTGGCACATTCATAAATTCAGAAACATGATACCAAGATTTCCGATATACAAAAAACCCATCAGTCTTTTCTTCTAACCAATCGAAATTTTCAGATAAAACTTTGTCAGGAACCTCGTTTCCGTATTTGAATTGCTTTCATTTATTATCGGTGGTGACATTATTCATTTTCATCATTCCATTCATATACAGCCCACACATCACCGTCTTGATATATAGTTGCACCATCAGTAGATTCTTGTCCCTCTACGTCATCAGACCAAGCATCCCAATATTCTTCGTGTTCTGGGCCAGCCTCTAAGATACTCCAAACATCATTTTTGATATCAGGAAACATTTCCCGATTTACTGTTTTGGCAAATACTTGTGGGCAGTAAATGCCATTTCTCGAGTCAACAAGTAACACACCACGCTTAATATCATACATAACCTTGCTCCAAAAGTTTTTGTAGATTTTCACCTACCATTTTAATATAATTTTTACTTGAAATGTGGGTTGGTCTATTCATGAATTTCGATTTTACTTGAATTCGTTTGGCAGACACACCAACAACTTCACAGTATCCAGAAGATTTGCCTTCAAATACCATAACAACATCACCGACTTGCATCACATTTCACCATTCAAAGCAACCCAAAGAGTTTCAGGAATTACTTGAAACCCATTCTTGGAACGATCAGCACAGTACTCTTTGTAGGATTTAAATTTAGTACACATATTTTTGCCTCTTTTTTTTGATTACTCTGTTTTTGTACACCACCACATCAAAAATGTCAATAGTATAAATAACATCATGCACATATATATCATCGGAACCAAAGACAAACAAAAAATAGGAATTAGTGGGGATGTATCAAAGCGTCTTTCTACGTTACAAACTGGCAACCCAGACAGTTTGAAGATACACTATACCATTGAATTGCCTAAAGATAGGGCTAGGCTAGTCGAAAAAAAAATTCACAAAGAGTATAATCACTTGAAGATAAAAGGTGAATGGTTTAACATGATCCCGACACAGGCCGCAAACATATTGGACTTCGCTTTGATACGTTGGGCAGAAGACATTCTAATATAACAGAGGAAAAACTTGAATGAAAAAAGAACCACTAAAAACGATAATTTCAGAGATGGTAGACGTTTATCTAAACGAGTCGGCAAAATTAACAAATGGCGAATCTTTGAAAATCGGGAAAGAAGCCAAAAAAATGGCAGAAAAAATTAAAAAAGGAGGTGGATCTTTAGCCGACAGCGATGCGAGCTATCTTGAAAATTTTGCATCACTTGCATTCAATAGGGATTTGAAGATGATGACTCGCCAAATGGATGGTGGCGAGACTGCAAACCGTGAAGATGTATTTGAAGTGGTTTCAAAAATCATTGGAAAAGATAGAGCACAACACCTATCACGCGGAAAATACTAAAGTAGAAGGGCGCTGATTTAGCGCCCTTCATATTTTTCAATGACCGATTTCAATTCAGAAATCATTCGGTCAACTGGTACTTCCATCTTTACAGCATCACTTAATGAACCATAATGTGATTCAAGACATTCAAATAGCAATTTCTTGATAAACTCTTCATCTGGCCCATGTCTTAGTGTAGATGTGACATACAAACTCTCAAGATGTTTTTCTTTTTCATCGAACCAAGACCTCAACTTTTCTTCTGACCATTCACCACTTCGAACAGCTTTCAAAATTTTTGCATTTTTTCCGATGTCTAATTCATGCTCAATAAGAATTTGCTCCGACTGTAAAACCAATCTTACAATATGATATCCAAACTTTGTACAATACTTGTGCTTTTCAATAGATGCCAGTCTTTTGGGATTTGCTGAATTTACTTTAGTGCCGATTTTGTGCAATTGTGAATATGCATATCCCCTTAGCTTTTGGTAACTTCCTTTATGCAGGAATTTTGATCTATTATCGCGGACCATTTGGCCAATACTTGATGCAAATAACACACAGTGCTGTGGCACATGCAACACATCAATAATATTAGGGTTATTTTCCATAGCAAGCTGAAAGAACTTTACGATAGAATAAATTGAAAAATCATATTCTTTGTCTGTTTCTTTATCAATAATATGATGCTCTTGCCAAACATCGAATCTCTGTGTTTGATTGCCAAACCCCAAAATTTCACCTTTAAGATGAGGGAAAATATTGTCTTTTGGTGGGATACAAAATCCAACAACATCCATGTCCGAATCCGCAGTTTGAACATTATAGCTTTGGCTTCCAGCCATAACCTCATAATGAATATTTGGTGGCAACCATTTTGGTGGTGAAATTAGATTTTTGGATTTAACCATTTGCACTCTTGATGCCATTTGATGCCTCTTCAAATAAATTTGTTGTCAAGGCAGTAGTTTCTGCCTTGACAACAATAAAAAATTAAACTGTCATTTCCAACCAACCACGCTTAGATGGGAATGCAGCGGTAAGTTTCAAAATACTATCGAAATACTCGTATGGTCCTTGGTAGTCTCGAACCTCAAGAACAGTGGCAATATTTTCGCCACCTTCATTTTTAATGCCAGTATTCCACCAAACTGGAATCTTATCGCCAACTTTATACATCATTTTTTTCCTTTAACAAAATTTGGGTTAGTTGTTCATCATTAACACTGAAAGCAGCCTTTGTCAATAGATATTTAAATCCTTCACCAGCAAGTAATTCTGCTTGTTCTGGTGTAGCATCAAAAGAAACATTTGCGGAACCATCTGGATTGCCGATGACAGATAAAATTTCAATGCTATTTTTAGGCTTTTCTAAGTTCAAACTTTTCACATAATCGGCATGTTCACCATCGAGCATGTAATAACCCAACACATCAACAAACGAATCCACAAGCATAAGAGCTCTTTTTGTATCATGATATAGGTAGTAAGGTTCTTCCAAAATCATAGCAATACTTTCTTTCATATTAGTAACTACCATCTCGTCAATCTGTTCTTCATCAATTTTAACCAGCATAATAAATCTCCATCATTTCTTTTTCTAATCTAAATGCCTCTTTCTCCCAAGGCAATTCTAAGTATTCGCAGCTGTATGCAATTCCGCACCAAGTAGATGGCACCGAACCCTCGCCAACTAATAAATCACCATCTAACATCTGGCGAATATGAACCATTTCATGAAAAATAGTAGCTACTATTTCTTTAACATTTAGTTTTGGGTCTAACCAGAGTTTTACAACATCATCTTCAATATCGCAATATCCGCACTGAAATTCATTTAGTGTGCTGTCAAACTCTATTTCTAAATCTGTTTCAACTGGCATGGATAAAAAATCACAAGCAAATACTATTACGCTATCCAAAAGCTTATAGCTAATAGACTTTGGCATGTTTTCGACTTCGTACATCATGTTTTGACATCACCTTATATATCTCTTACTTCATTAGTACCAGAATTACAAAGTGATGTCAATAATTTTTAGTCGAAATCCATTTCTTTTTCCATTTTCCCAACAAATATTTTTTTGCCTCTAATACCATTGATAGTTTGGGTGGGCTCTACTTCTTCAAATGCAAACTCTCTGCCTCGAATTCTGCTAAGAAATTGCCCAGAAGCTTTCCCGAATTTGCCACTACCTACAACTTCTTTTTTGTTGTACGATGGATATGCATCATCCCTTTTTGATGTTCCATAGAGATAAGAACCTTTTCCACCCATTGGTATAATCAAAACAGAATCTTGATCGTACTTTCGCCCCAATGCAATAAGATCCTTTTCTAAAATACCACCATCAGAACCTTCGACTTTTTGATTGCACACAAAAAAAGATTCTTCGCCAACTTCTTTCTCATTTTCGCTACCAAAATTTTCAATGTAACTTCCTTTTATTTTGGTTACGGAATAACCCTTGCCCATCAAATAGGTTAGCATTTCTTTGTTGGTCTGTTTGTTTTGTGCTTTTGTTTTTTTGTCACGATGACTCGTGATAGTTCCGCATGAATGATTCTGGGTCTTTTGCCAAACCCGCGAAAGTGAAGATTCTTCAAGTTTGTTTTCGATCATCTCTGCAATAATTTGCTTAATAGACATTGTGTTCTCCTATAGTTCTTCCAAATCAGTATCAAACTGAATACTTGGGGTTGTGGTCTTCCAAAATTTCAATTCCTTTTTTGCATTGTCTTGTTCAGATTTAAGAGACTTTACCATTTCATCAGTAAGACTCATGATATTAATTCTCAAAAGCCTTTCAATGTCATCTGCCAGTGCAGTAGTATTTTGTAATATCTGTTCTGACACATCTACTTTTTTCTTGTTTTTGAATATGATGTTATTATCAATAACTTCTTTGATGAACTGCATTTTTACATCCAACCATCGAAATTCCTCATTGTATTCCTTGACACGCAAATCAATGCGCTTTTGTAAAATTCCCAACCTATAGTCACAAAAATCTTTGATAAGATCGCGTTCATCTGTATACTCGCGTAACTTACCATTTTGATCGATGACTGTCAAGTTCTCTGTTATTGGCTTAGTGAGCCTAAACTCTTTTTCAATTTTCGCATCATCCCAGTTTGCACTGGTGTTTTGCTTCAATTTGACTTCAAATTTAAACCCATCTTTATCACAAAGATCATCGTAACTTACAATTTCATCTGATTCTTCTAGTTTATCTAAAATTGTAACATAACTTTCACGATCAACACCATAAGGAATTTCAGTAATCAAAAGGACTGTTTTTCCTCTTTTTTCGAACAGACCTTTACAAAAATATCGGTTTTGTTCTTCTAAATCTTGTACTACAGTTCCATTAAATTCGGGAAATTTAATTTTCAATTTCTTGCTTATTTTGCCATTAGACAAATATTCTTTACATGCACGAATGATGTCTTTGGTTTCGCGGGGAAGAATGTTAGTAGCAAATCCAGTAGCAATTCCTTTTGTTCCATTAGAGAGAACAAGTGGAATTACCGGAATGTAAAATGATGGTGGTTCATGCTCTGGGTCAGAATGCTCTGGTGCAATGTCAATATCTTTGATGTATTTACCAAAATTTTTATGTAGCTTAGTATATGTGTATCTTGGTGCCGCTGCTGTTGGCACTAATCGAGTCCCAAAAGCACCACGGCCTTCCACCAAACATACATTATTATTCCATTCTGCCGCCATTAATTGTCCAGCACCAGATGCACTTGTTTCGCCGTGCTGGTATCCATAATCTGAGATTGGCCCGCTAATGGCGGAAACTTTTTTAAATTCTGATTTGCTGTTCATAATAGAAGAATATAGGTAAAAACGCTGAACAGGTTTCATACCATCTATCATGTTTGGTATCGCTCTATTCTCTAAGGTATAAATCGCAAAATCTTTCCATTCATTTTTTGCGATATCAGATACATTATATCTTTTCGGGGATTCTTCTTTGATAAAATCTGTTATCATAACGTATTACTCCATAAATTTATTTAGCGGATTTGCACCCTCGATTCGTTCTTTAGCTATCTTAAAGTATTTTTCATCAAGTTCAATACCAATAAAATTACGATTCAAGTTTTTTGCTGCAACGCCTGTCGTACCACTGCCAAGGAACGGGTCAAGCACTGTGTCGCTAGGGTTTGACCATGACAAGATGTGGTCTGTGGCGATTTGCAAGGCGAATGGTGCGGGGTGGTTGTGCTTGTGTCTGCCTCTGCTTGTGTCTATAACCCAAACGTTGTGACGTGTCCCGAATGCTGCCACAGTTTTTCCGTTAATCGAGCCATGTAAAGAAACTGGCTCCCCGTTTGCCCCCCTTTTGTGTCCTGTAATTTTTCTACCTACACATTTATTTAATTTGTCTTTGATTATATTTACAGTTATTGGGGAAGATTTAGAAAATACAAACATATATTCAAAAGAGTTTTCGTATCTATTTGACGGGAGTGGTATTATGTAGGGCTTGTTCCAAATCATCGTGTCGTGCAAATTAAAACCACACTCCATTGCCCAAAGCGCCTGTTTAAAACTCGTGCCGGTTTCGCAGCCCTTGATTGTTGCGTCACCTACGATCCACACCACAACGCCACCTTGAGTAGTAACGCGATAAAGGTCTGCAATGACAGCCTTCCAGACGTGTTCGCCCCATTGGTCGTTGTTTCCGTTATACGTGCGCAGGTTGTCATAAGGTGGACTGGTCACGGTAAGATCAACCGACCCATCGGGAATGTTTTTCATCATCTCTAGACAGTCACCTTGCATCAAGTTTATCATATTATTACTCCATAAATTTATTTAGCGGATTTGCACCCTCGATTCGTTCTTTAGCTATCTTAAAGTATTTTTCATCAAGTTCAATACCAATAAAATTACGATTCAAGTTTTTTGCTGCAACGCCTGTCGTGCCACTGCCGATGAAAGGGTCCAAAACTGTGTCTTCAGGGTTTGACGAGTTCTTAATATATAATTGCATTAAACCAACCGGCTTTTCAGTGGGGTGCAACTTACATCCAATAGGATTTTGAAACTTGTGAACAGTTTTTGAGCCCATATTTTTAATAGGAAAAGCTGCCCCCTTTCTTAAAAATAACGTATATTCGCAATTCTTCATATACCATCGGTTAGCTGTTGCATTTTGCTTTTCCCAGACCAAAAGGTTATGAACTTGAAACCCGCACATTACAGCAGAAGCCTGTAGGTTAAAAAGGTTTTTTAAGTTTGTCATAATATAGGCGTGACTGTCGGGCTTCATTTTTTGAAAAACAATCGGCATCCAATCTGAAAATAAAATATCGTTGTGTTGAAATATCTTTCCATTATTTCCGCCAAGAGATTTTGAAAGCGATGGATTACTATTACTGCCGCCGCCAATAACCCTGTACGGCGGGTCAGTCAACACCATATCAACCGACCCATCAGGGATGGTTTTCATCATTTCAAGGCAATCACCTCGCATTAAGTTTATCATGACAACATAAATTCCTTTCTTTTGTCGGCTGCTTTACCAAACATCATTTCAAAATGAGTTTCATCATCAATGCCGACAACATCCAATACTGGATTGTTAACAATAACGTCATATTCTTTAGTCTCAAGCGAACCAAGACCTTTGATATAGCGATGATTATATCCTTTACTACTATTCTTAAACTCCATTGCATCACTATAGTTATAAAACCACTTTGTTTCATTGCCTTTAGTGGAAATCATAATAGGCGAACGAACAATACCAACACAACCATTTCTTACAAATTGTGGCCAAAACTTAAAGAAGAATGCGACCAACAAAGAAGCAATGTGATGCCCATCTTTATCAGAATCACACATAATTGCGATTTTAGCATAATTCATATTACTGTAGCTTTTAGGATTATTAATATCCAATCCCAAAATAGAAACCAATTCACTTAGCTCTTTATTCTTTAGAACATCAGTTGATTTCATATCCCAAGTATTCATAACGACGCCCCGCAATGGATACGCACCAGAAAGCTTAGGGTTTCTAACTTCCAAAAATTTAGAAATAGCCGAATCACCTTCGACTAAAAACAAAGATGCTTGATCAGATGAAGCAGCGATATGTTTTGCCACTTTTACCTTTTTGAGTTTCTTTTGCGCCACGATTGAACTTCTCAATTCGTCAGCATTTTTCTTTGCTATTTGTGCTTCTATGATTGGCGCAATAATATCATCAGCCGCAAACAACTTTTTGGCAAGTAATTTGAAGTCTTTGTTACAATACTTTTCATAGTGCGATTTTACTTCACCAAGTGAATTTGTCAATCTTTCTTTTGTCTGACTGTCATATTTTGGATTAACAAAATTTCTGGCAAACGAAATAAATGTGAGACCGTTTTTGACCACGCTTTTGCCGACTTCAATTTTATGCTTTTTCTTAATCAAAATTAGAAGTTCTTCTACTACAGAGTTCACAATATAGTCAACATAAGTGCCGCCTATCCTTGTGTTTACCCCATTATTGAAGCTGTTTGAGCGATATCCATCATTTGATGATGTAAAGAAAAAAGACAGATTGTCATTTTTTTCGAGTATTACCGAAGTTCCCTCACCACTAAACATTTCCGAATATTTTTTGATATCGCGCACTTGAATTTTCTTGCCATTGAACGAAAATGTAATTTCTGGAAATGACATTTGCAGACCTACCAAACGATCTTCTACAAGCGCGGCAGTATCAAGATCACCAAGAGAATCTACTTCAAACAAGGAAAAATCAGGTGTGAATGATACCGACGTTCCATTACCTGCTTTTTTAGATTCAGTAACTACAATATTTTCAGCGCCATTAGTACAATGCACTGTAAGGCATTTACCCAATTGCCAAGTAACCCCTTTAAATTCTGATGATACGAAATTAGTACAAGAGCTACCAACACCATTTGCGCCAATAGAAACCCTATCATCTGTGAAACTTGTCCCTGCATTAACACGTGTCCAAGCGGCAACTGGCCTTTTTATTTTTTCGCCTTCAGGTGTCACCACTAACTCTTGTGGAATACCAGTACCATTATCTGTTACTGTAACTTGATTTCCTTCGATAGTAACATCAATTTTATTGGCATATTTGTAGTTTTCTCTAATTGCACAGTCAATTGAATTGTCGATGATTTCATCAATAATTTTGTTTAGAGATGGGACATAACAAACAGTTTCCCATTTGCCGCCTAAAAACCTATCGACATATTCTTTAGATGATGAACCAAGATATAGACCAATTCTCTTGCGAACATGTTCTCTTGGCGACAAAATCTGAAATTCTGGAGTCATAGTAATTCCTTTGTATTAAATATAAACATCATAATATATCAAAAACCCAAGAATGTCAATATCATTCTTGGGTTTGATTCACAAAAACTTACTCAATTGGACTAGGGACCGATTATCAATTTTTCCACAATCTCAAAATTACGGTGTTGATATTTGTTCCACTTTCACTAAAAGATCCTACAGGCAAAGAACTCCATCGCAAATGTTTCCAATTAACATCGTTTTTTTCAGCCCATTCTTTAGTAATCTTATTATGATCATATCTTGCTGTCACTGGCAAAATTGAAACCAATCTGCCACTGGGCTTCAACCACTTTAACGCGGTTTCGATATGTTGCAAGTAGTGCATTCCATAGAACGGTGGATTCATCACAACACCATCAAACATGGCCGTAGAAGGCTGGTCTAGGAAATTGCCGATAGTCACCTTATGGCCCTTTGCACGGGCTTCGGCAGCCCTCGTTGGGTCATATTCCACACCCCAAGTCTTGTATCCATCTTTTACTAACGCATCCATAATGCGACCACACCCACAAGAAGGCTCCAAAATAAGACCATCTTTAGCAACACCAAAATCGTAAATCAGTTGGCTAACTACTGATACTGGTGTTGGGTAATATTGCAAATCTTTAGATACAGCAGTAGATTTACGCTTTTCGCTTTGTTGTTCCGCCGCATCTGGTAATGTATCGCCATAATATTCGCCCAATGCGCGATTGACATCTAATAGTGTATATTTGTCAAAAATCACATGACAGTTTGAATTTTTAAACCGCTTTAATGTGATGCCATCATTTTCAGTTGGTGTTTTCAAAGATTTGGCAATCCATTCACTCAATTCGACATATTCAATAGGTGCTTTGAGTTGATATGAACGAATAGCATTAATAAGATCGTTGAGTTTTTCACGACCATACCCATACGAAGACAAGTTGCTAATGATTACTCTTTTTGGCAATCCTTCAACACCAATTTTAACTTTACTATGTGACCTGTATGCAGGGTCCAAATCACAAAATACTTCCGCAAGACCCCTAAGAATATTTCCTCTTGGGTCTTTAATATAATCCCCAAATTCATTTCTGATATTTTGAATAGTAAATGATGGTGGGTCTTGAAGCATCTTGTCGATTCTCGCCTTGTCTTTAGCCGTAGCAAGACTAACAATCCATTGGTCATATACCCGTCTCCACGCAGAACACAATAAAACATGTTCAAGTGTTCTCATAGAAGGGTCTGGTCTTCCAGAACGCCCCCAAACATCTCCACCATAAGAACCACCAATACTAACATTCATTAGTATATCTTGTACCGATTGCGCCAATGCATTTTTACTTTCTACTAACGTATCACGCTTCTTTTCATATTCAATTACCCATTCAGAAGGCATTGGTTTTTTTGCAGGTAGATTCATTTCATTTCACCTTTTTGGGACGGTTAATGTAAGTACATTTCTTTTCGCCGTTAGAACTTGTCCAATGCGATTTTACCATCGCAACAAGACTAATTTTTTCACCAGTTGCACAATCAAGGGGCTTGGAACCTTTGTAAACAACTGGGTTGCCTTCAGAATCACGAAGCATATTGGTGTATTCCGGACCGTACATACCAACATTAGAAAATACCGCAATCAAAGTAAGATCAAATGCGCAACGCTTTCCCAAATCACCTACATGGGAAATGGTCTTGTCAAATTCAAAGGTTTGATCTTTTGCAATCTCTGCACCAGCCTTAATTTGGCCTTTTGTTCCTTCAATTGTGTATACTTCACCATCACAGTATACCCACAAATTGTACACTTTGGAACCTTGTGTTTCTTCAGTCAGTTCGAAAGGAAGATATTCGCCGCCCCGAAACAAACGATCTGTGTGTTCACACAGATATCCGTCATATGGCGCATGAGCACGACCGTTACGATCAATTGTGCAGTCAGGATAGTACTCGCGGATAACATCAACAACTGCACGGGGAGTCTTGGCCTCCATCGCGGTCTGAATCGCGGCGATATTAGTTGCAAAGTACATGTCGTATCTCCTAACTGCGTTACCTTATGAAAGTAATTTAGGCCAGAATCCTTGCAGTGTCAATAGAAAAAAAGAATATTGTCAAAAAATCACACGACCTTATGACAATATTCTTGGTTCTGAAGGCTCACTTTTTCTTTTCTGCGCAAAGCTTTTTTGCTTTTTCCATGCGAACCAGCCCCTGCACCTTGACGATGAATAAGAGATACGACGAACTCGTTTCTCTCTTTCGGTTTATCTTTTTTGTGTTTTCGTTTCATGTCTTTTCTCCTGTATGACAATATTATTTATATGTTGCTGGAATTACTTCTTTCCATTTTAGTTTGCGGTCAATAGATCCTACCATAGCATGATTTTCATATTCATTGGCGGCGTAAATCATAGCAGACCTGATCATATTTTTTTCTTGTAGCTTTTCAGTTGAGTATAGCTTTGCTTCTTCAAGTGTGTCAAATGTCATACTCACCCTTGAAGAAGTCGCTGGTTGAAAAAATACTACATTATATCTAACAGCATTATCACGAATTTTTTGTTCGTGTTGATCCATCGGTTTCATTTCGCCTTTTTTGGCCATATCATCATTCCATAAATTGATTCAGTGGATTTGCATTTTCGATTCGTTCTTTTGCTATCTTAAAGTATTTTTCATCAAGTTCAATACCAATAAAGCTGCGATTTGTGTTTTTACAGGCCACACCAGTTGTACCAGAACCCATGGTAAAGTCAAGTACCGTTTCGCCTTCATTTGTGTATGTGCTAATAAGATATTCCATCAAATCAACAGGCTTTTGGGTGGGGTGTAGCGGTTTATGTTCTGAACCATATTTCAATACTGAACATGGATAATTGGAAACTGTTTGGCTATATCCTTTAATTACACCATTTTCACGCTGGAAACCATGCGGGTCATCAATCTTTTTTCTTTGTATATGTACATCTACTTCGATTGTTCCTTGTGGATTGTATGGCATTCTTTTTTTTGTTTGTGCCTTATGACCAACAACACCATTCGAAAAAACGCATATGTCTTCGTGCTTTTTTAAAGGCGAATTTGGAGCCTGTTGAAAATTACCAGCTTTTGTTTTTTCCCACACCCAACAATATTTAAAATCACGCGCATTACTTGATATAAGAATACTTGTGAATGGCTGTGTAGAAAATAACACAATAGCACCATAAGGTTTAATAACCCTGTTCAGTTCTATCCACATAGGTTCTAAAGGTATGATTGAGTCCCAAGATAGACTAGTTGTGCCATATGGAATATCGGTAATTATTGCATCAACACTACCATCAGGGATGCTTTTCATCATTTCAAGGCAATCGCCTTGCATCAAGTTTATCATATTATTACTCCATAAATTGATTCAGTGGGTTTGCATTTTCGATTCGTTCTTTAGCTATCTTAAAGTATTTTTCGTCAAGTTCAATACCAATAAAACTGCGATTCAAGTTTTTTGCAGCTACACCAGTTGTGCCGCTGCCCATCGTGAAGTCAAGTACGGTTTCACCTTCGTTGGAATATGTGTTAATCAGATATTCCATCAGCGCGACGGGTTTTTGGGTGGGGTGTATGCGCCCGACTGTTCCCCGCTCATCTGCCGATATGTGGATCAAATTTCTAGGGTAACGCATACCGTCAGCGCAAATTGTTGTTGATTTTACTTGTGCGCCATAATTTTCTGATTCTCTCGAACCAGTAGCAACGTAAGGCTTTCCCTGTGTCATTTGCGGGTTGTAATGCACCTGATCGCGATAAAAAACAATTACATCTTCTGTTTGCCTTAGAGGCTGTTTTTTAGCATTTAGGTGGCCCGTTGGCCTATTAACCTTATCCCAAACCCAGCAATACTTAAACATCTTGACGTTGCTCATAATCAACGCTGACGTGAACGGCTGCGAAGCCGTCATTACAATTGCCCCGTTGGGTTTCACGATCCGCTTTAGTTGCGCCCACATTGGCTCAAACGGTATAACAGTATCCCATTTGCAGGCGGTGGTTCCATACGGCTACGGAGGGTCTACGAGGACCATATCCACCGACGCGGCGGGGATATGTTTCATCACGTCAAGGCAATCGCCCTGACGCAAATCTGACCCTCGTAAACCCAAGACTCCTTCTTGGCTCATGTTAAATAGTCCTTCATATTTTCTTTAACTGCGTCCCATTCTTTCTGGGTCATGTCGCATTTTGCACGGTTTTCAAACCACGTTAGGAATTGGAGGTTGTCCAATCTGTTACATCCGCCATTAGCGCGCGGATCAATGTGGTCTATCGTCGGTCTTTTCCATTTGCATTGTTCTGAGTGTAACCACCTTTCATATATGCAGTTGAACTGAGCATCGTTATAAAACTTAAAAACATAAGCTTTATAATCATCAGTTGTCATGTCAAACCTGCCGCCCCTGCACGTTATGGAACGATTGAGAAATTTAAGCTTTTCAATATCTTCAAACGACAAAAGCCATTCCGCAGAAACATCAAAGCGAAGGTGGCTGGCCATATTCTTGTAAAGGGACAACTTCGGCATCTTCTTTCCTTTTGCCCAGCTAGTCCTACATTTGCTTGCCGCGCCTATTTTGGCACGATGCTGATCCGAAAACGGCGCAAGCTTTCCCTTGACGATTGCTATTCCGTTTTGTTCAAGAACTCTCTTCACTCTATGGTGGTCAGTACTGCACGTTCGGGCCACGCTTCGCAATGTGGTAACATAGGGGACATAAGTAGACAAAATCATTTTATCGATGGTTTTCGCGCCGTCATATGTGCGCAGGTTATCATTGGGCGGATCAGTTAGTACCATATCAACACTACCATCAGGAATGTTTTTCATGATTTCAAGGCAATCACCTTGCATCAAGTTTATCATATTATTACTCCTTTTAGAAAACATAACACAAGAAATAATATTTGTAAACATGCATTTTATGTCTTGACAAATATAAAAATCCTGGTATAATAAATGTTAATGGGATGAAGATAAAGTAACCTAGTGATTTTTATAAATTTAACAATAAAATTCTATATATTTAAAATCAGCTTCCAAAAACCTACAAATGTAAAAGGCTGCAAAATATCACAGCCTTTAATTTTCATATACATATTTATACTAATTTCAGTAAACATTTCCTGTCTTGTGTATGCCCACAGTGACTTTGACTTCTTCGCCCAAAATAAAATATCTATCTGATGCAGTTCGCAAGTTACTACTAAATGCTCTTACCAGCATGTCGTCGCCTTCAATCAACATTACATTTCTACCATCTGATGTGCTATGGACACAAACATATGTTGTTGATTTTTCTGCTTGTTTGATAATAGGCCCGTTGTTTTTTTGACAACCCGATTCTATACAATCTGCATAATCCCATGCTTCTTTTCCACAAGAACACCCCCTATCATGACTCATTATATTTTGTGCTCTCTTTTAAAGTTTTCATTCTACGATTTGAGCAGTCTTGTAAAAACAAATCTACATTTTTGCTTCGCTTACCTACACGGTAACAAAACTGACCACCAAAGTAAACGAGAAATTCGCTTGTGTAATTACATTCAAGTATAATTGTATATGCATCTGTCATACTTGAACCACCCATACCACCATGTCCTAATGCGGTAGATGGCCAAGATTCTGCAAACATGGCAAAAACACAAAAATCACGAGTTGTTGGACGCCTTGCAAATTTTACTCTTTGTTCTTTAGCCAAAATTCTAGCTTCCGGTGTTTTTGCATTTAGCATAGCTTCATGATCATATGAGGCATATTCAATATCACTAAAACCTTGATACTGTGCGTGTGCCATACATTCATGTAGATCACGAATAGGATTTTCAACGTAATTCATTTTGTTTCCTCTGCATTAATTACAATTCTACCATGGGTAAGGGTAGTTGTGACACCGTTATGGTCTTCTGTCCAAGTTTTATTCCATGGCCCGCGAATAGTAAAACACCAAGATGTCTTATCAGCTATGACTCTATGATTTCTTTCGCGCCGAGTGATCTTAGGAATAAAACTGCGTTCATATGGCATATACTCTGGATTACCATTATATAATTTTTCTTCGTACATGTCACCTGAAATGAACCATGTGAATGCATTAAAAGCGTGGGTGTGATGTGCTTCGCGGCAACCTTTATTAAATTTCAATAATGCAACACTACATAGTGATTTAATCTCGAATAAAAAATATGCATCAACTGGCGATTCTGGACCACCATCTTTTGTCTTAGTTAAAAATTTCATGTTTTCCCCTTATTAAGGTTTATATTGGCTACTAACTCATTACCGTCTATTGGCTCGCCTCTAGCCTCAAAGAATATTGCCACGGCTAGGCATAAGATTTTACCTGTCATATTTATGGCGAATCTTTTGGGTTCTTGGCAGGGCTTACCTGAATAATTTGTAGGATAAGGTTTAGGTGTCTCTCAGCCCAAGATAAAGTGTCGTCTTTATCCATGCTGGAAACCCAAATACGACCTGCCTCAGTGTCCCAACGGGACCACTTTTCAATGGCGTGTGTTTGGCAACCTACCTGTAGTGTGTCATGAGTATAGCCTACTTGCCACTTATCAATCTGCATAGTCTTTAGGTAAACCATATCCCCGTAAGCTCGTAGATCGGCACACTCAAGATCGGCACCAATAAGATCAGCACCACGAAGACTTGCATCACGAAGATCAGCATCACGAAGATCAGCATCACGAAGATTGGCACCAAGAAGATTGGCACCACGAAGATTGGCACCACTAAGATTGGCGTTTGGACCGATTGCGTAACCATTAACGATATTCATTGTATATACCCTTTGCTTTGTTTCAATTCTTTATCTCACAATTCTCTATGTGAGTCAATCGCTAAATTCATTTTGCTAAATTTTCTTTTTGTAGATGAATTAATTGTTTCCAAGTATCACGCCAATCAACAACCTGATAACTATTTTTTATTATTTTTGCAAGTGGTTCATCATTTCCACCCTGTTCCATCTTGTCACCAAAAAAATAAAGATTGTCATACTTCATATCAAAGTCTACAATTATTTGACCTTTATCCCAACCAGTAGGATGAATATCAATACCAGTATCACCACCTACTGTAGCGGTTATAAACTCAAATTTTTCGTTGATGGCGGCAGCAATGTTTTTACGTTCTTTATGGGCAGTATCCCATTTAACGTAAATTTCTCTGTCAGATATAGAAGCACCGCGACCAACAATACTAAAATTAATCATGCCAGTTCTTTGTTCTATATGGTGCCCTTGCCTAATAGGAAATTTGCTTTCAGCAAGCCAATAATTTAAAGTATGAAAAATTTCTTTAGGAGCTTTCCATATTTTTTCGCGTATCAATAACTCATTGTATCTTACTTCGTTCCCTGCACAATTATATACATAAATTGGCAAACGTAGCAAGTATTCACCTAATTGCTCTTGTGTTTTTGTATAATCGCTACCAGTCACAATATAGACTTTGTTATCGATGCAAAATTTCACAAAAAAATCTTTAAAATTGTCATCTATAGATTTGCGGCTTGGTGTTAGTGTCCCATCTACGTCAAAAATAAACTTATTCGTTTTGACCATTTACCATTTCCAAATACGAATAGAACAATGCTATGACAGCATTGTTCTCTACTAATTCACTATGGCGTTCGCCATTACGAAACCAAAAAGTTGGTCTATCGTTATTCATTGGGTCATACTCTATTGACCATTTGTCATCAATTTTTAGAATTTTCATTGCACTATTCCCTAATGTAGCATTCACGCATAAAATCAGATATCACCTTGTGATTTTTTCAATGTAACCTGCCCCAATATTTTCAGAATCAAAAGAGTTGAAGAAATCTACAAAATTATAAACTTCTTTGGTTATCATAAAACGATGGGGTATTGAAGAAAGACCAATTTGTCCGCATACAGGGGGGTCAACCATAAGATGTAGAACGCCGTTATACACACCTGCCGAAAAACTATGTCTTGGATATCTTTTCTTCCAAATTTCAAGCTGCTTGATAATAATTTTAGTCAAGCCTGTATTAACTTTGTTGCGCAAATTTTCAATGCCAATTTCAACGTCATCTTGTAATTTTAGTTGTGCTGCACTTAAAGCATGATACTGATTTTTTGGCATCATTAATCCTTTCAAGTAGTAATATATTGTGATACTATGCCTATGTCGGCTTTGAGCCGTACTTGATTATATATCATATTTTCATGCCTTGTATTTCAGAAGGTATTGGTGTTGCATTGTATAATACTCCGTTTATTTCAAGTTTTACAATACACAGTAATCGTGTTCATGTCAACCAAAAAGATATACACCAGAAGCAGCCCACATAGCAAGCAGGAGACTTACTTTCCAGAAGCAAAATTCACTTGCCCGTATGTCATTTTTTTTGAAAAAATACCTGTCGGCAATACTGACAAAAATAACCAAAAGAATTGACAAGGTCGAAAGAGCAAACACAGAAGAGGCTAAGATAATACTGAACATTTATTTTGTTCCTTCATTAGATCGTTTCAATTCATTTTTTAGAGTGGCAACAAGCGCAGGCACCAACTGCATGTTGATGCATAATAGCAGATCGGATTCCAGATTATCAAAAGGTCCGTCCCATACTTCCAGACACCCAGATTTGTTTCTTGTGTTAAATCTCATGATATCCCTTATCGTAATATGTTGCACGCTCGTATGACGAAAGGTCATTTAGCGAAAGATAATCGGACTCTGTAAAGCCTTCAATGTCAACGCCTTCACCAAACCCAACGAGGTTGTTCTCACTGTCGAAGCAGGAATACCCATAACTGTCATATCCGTTTTCATACGTTATCAATACAACTACACGAGTCATAAGTCAATAACAATATCACTTTTCTAATATTATTTTTGACAAATCCCAAAGTGTTGCCTTGTAGTCGTCTAGTTCCACTGATACCATTGTAACAATCTTATCTGGGGAAGTTTTTGACCATCCCCGCATCACACGATATTCAATATTTACTTTTGAAACTGTACCGGATATTCGCTTTGGTGTGTTTTCTTCTGGAAGCTGAAGATGCTTTGGGTATACAGAAGGCATATCTAACCAATAGTATACCTGATCACCAACTCTTGGTATGATGTTAGAATATACTGTAACTGACACATCATCATCTTTAGAATCATACAGGTGTATACTTGTAGTTTCATTCATCAGTAAATCCTATCTGAATTAATTTGTCTCTTTACAAATTCTTGATATTGTGAAGGGTGCATATATATCGTTTTGCCTTCTATTATAAAAATTGATGGCATTTCAGTAAATTGTGGTCCAAGTTTTTTGTCAATTTTTTATAAAGTCTGGACGATCTTTTTTTATTTGGCCAGTTTTCTTTACGTTCTATTGCTGCTTCTGTTATGACAATATCTAGACCCAAATATCTCATTCTTTTTCCTTTAATTTTTGGTCATTACAAACCAAAACAGACCTAATTTTTTCCACGATCCAATCATAAACTGGGTCATCTGGATCTTCCTTATATTCTGGGGCATTTAGTCCATACCCATCAAGAATATACTCTAACGCATTTTTATAAATGTCTTCCCGCGCTTTAGATTCGGTTTCAATGGCATTTCGAAACCAAGTCTCTAGAAAATCCCTATCATATGATACCCTTGGGCCAGCTTCATATCCTGCTGGATAATCTACTTCTGCTTCGCACATTGTTTCTTCAACACATTGCATAAGGACTGTAATAATTTTTGTGTGTTCTTTTTCCATATCAGTTTTCCTCTAATGCTTTAATAGTAAGATCCATAAGTTCGTAACCATAATTTAGCCCACTATCTGCAGGCTCGTGTCCACAATCCATTGCACTTCCATGATTGATCATATCATTACCACAACAACAAACACCCGTTGCCATTGAAGTGTTTTCATATTCAATTTTCCACATATACAAAACATTTTTGAGTAAATCTTCTTTTTCTTTCAAAATTGAGATTTCTTTTCTCATGCTGTTATTTGTATCTTGTAACAATTCTGATAGATTTTTATAATGATTCATCAATGTCATCTGTACTCTCCATGATTTCCATTTGTAATATTTTTTGATAATCTAAAGCAGATTGCATATCTTCAAATGTAGCTTTTCTTCTAAGACCACACACCTTACATTCACCTTCTGTGTATTTTATTGGTCTTGTGAATGTTGGGTGCCAATCATGCGCAGAGCCATTCAAACAATCGGCTTTTTCTGGTTCATAGTGTATGGTAATACTGGTTCGATATATGAAAATCATACCACACGACTCACATTCATAGTCGTGTATTTCATCTTCTTCACAATTTACATTATCAACATCACAAACATATTCACAATATGGGCATTCCATACTATTTACTTTCTACATTGTTCTTTCGGAAATCGCAGTATAATTCCCAAACAGTTAGAAGAATTCCAAGAAATACACCAAAGAAAATGCCAATGATAAGAGGAAAAGACATTCCGATAATAATCACATTTAACATAACGTATGCCATCATAGAAGCAAACACAAAGTCATACCATTTCATAATCAACCTCACTTAATAATTGTGCGACACGAACCAAATTATTAGCCCATGTTCCTTTTATATTAACATAGTATAACGTATCTGTGTTGTCAAGAACTTTTTCGGTATTGAAATCAAATAAAATTTCGTCTTCCATCAACAGTTTTAAAAAATTACGAATTTGTACCTCATCACGGAAATAAAATTCTAGTTCCCAGTTGCATACACTTGCTCTATCTAAATTTTTATCTCTGACAGTCAACTTATTTCTCCTTTATTTTCTATCAAACTTCAATTTTTCGATGTATTTATCAGCTTCATCTTTCGTAAGAAACCAATTATGTAGATATGAATCATCTTCTTCTGGCCAAACTTGACCATCTGGATATTTAAAATGATATGAATTTAGGTGATCTTCGTCAAATCTTATAGTTCCTTTTTTTGAAAACCAAGCCATTCCGCAATATTCTGTAACTACAATCTCATATTCCCAATTATCTCTGTCATATCTATACCATTCAATGCCATCTACATCTACCATCGTAAACTTCACTTTTTTAAATGAATTATTGATTTCTTTGACATTGTATACTTTATCGCCAAGAACCATGCTTTCGAAATTTACCATAATATCCCTCTTTTAGTTAATTTATAGGTGTTAAATCGTCTGGTTATACTTTTTTTGTAATTCCAAGAAATGCTCGTACTCTGCACGCTTTTTTTCTTGATCATAGGCATCTTTACGGTGTTTTTTTTCTTCAGCCGCAGACTTTTTTCTTTCTTCGTAATTTGCCAAATACGATGTTGGTTCGGCAAAATTTAAAAAACTTAAAGCATATTCTTTTTCCGTGCTTTCTTCTTTACTATATCTATATCTCGTATAGAATATACTGTGAACAGTGATATAGTCTTCATCGAATTCAAACCTGTCATATGTATAAATATTATGATACTTCTCGTCGCTGTATTTTTCATCAATTTTTTCAATACTTTTAATGATGTATTCTGCCTGCTGGGCAATTTTAAAGTATTGTTCTTGGAAATTTTTAATTTCGTTTACGTTCATTTCTCCAAACTCCATTGTGAATTGTCACGCATTTCTTCATAAGCAGCAGCTTTTTCTTGGTAGTAAACTATCAAAGTTGCATTCATTGTAATCTCTTCCTTGGTTAAGCTACCTTCGCCGTTCGTTGCCATTAACATAAGTGCTTTCAGATGGCAGCTGGTAATTGCATCTTGAAACAGATACCCTACCATAAGGGGGTCTTTGTACTTAATAGTAACAAAGCTTTGTTCTTGGGCGCAATGGCTGTTTGCTTTTTGTTTGGCTTCTTCTAATGTGAACCCATGACCCAGAGAAAGATCATCGAAATCTACCAGAAATCCATCATCAAACTTAATTAGAGTATAGGCACCACTGGAATAATGTGCTCCGCCATTTTCTTCCCATACTAGTTCTTTGAACTTGTTTTCGGTCATTTCTATACCTTTTTTTCTATCAGAGTACTTATGGTTATGTATAAACTACAGAGTTGTATTTGTCAACAACCTTTATACATTAGTGTCGGGTTTCCAGAGTTTAGCGTATTTCAAAACATTGGGCAATTGAGTGCCGTCTGGATATGGACAAACGATTGCGCAACTTTTTTGCGCACCCAGTGTAGTATTTTCATGACCCAGATACACATCAGGTAGTGCAGCAATCTTATCAAATTCTTTTTGGTTTACCCGAACAGTAACTTTCTTGAATGAGTTTTCGAGCCAATCAATATATGCAGGGTATTTCGGCAATCCCAACATACGAAAATCGGTGCTGTTGCTGAGAAGGTTGACTTCCGAAAACATAATATGCGCTGCAAGAACAGCATGAGCAACCAGAGTTGGAGTCATGTAGTCTGGGAATTCATCAAGAACAGCAATGTAAAGTTTACTCATTTTCACTTCCTCAACTTTTAACTCTACAAAATCAGTTTCTTGGGCAATACGAGCAACAGTAGCATCCATGGCAATTCTCCTTTGTCTACTGGGTATAGTATCAATATATATTGATTCTCAGCAAATGTCAAACTTTTATAAATAGAAGAAGAAATTAACCAGCATGGAGAAAAATAATGTCAAACCCACTACTTAGAACAATAATTTTTGAAATGGTAGGCGACTACCTAAATGAATCGCACGAAGATTATTTGGTTAAATCTATCTTCGAAGAAGTTTCTTCTGAAACTTGGGACGCAATCCAAGAAGCAATTTTGAATGAGTTGAGCCCCAAAACACTTGAAAAATACAGGAAAAAAGCTGGTAAACAAGCTGAAAAAGCTTGGGATACAATGAAGACACAGCAAAGAGTATCTGCAAGAGCAGATTCAAGTGGTTTTAAGTACCCAAAAGGTAGCGGAGTCAGAACCGATTATGATCAAAAATCATCAGACGCTTGGGCAAAAGCTAGAGCCGCAGAAAAGTTGCATGACAAAAGAGGTGATGGTTATAATCTAGCTGGTAAAAAGCTGGAAACAAAATAAATTTATTAATCTAAGAAAAAGGAGCCAAATCTCCTTTTTCTTTATCAATTATTTTGTTCGGTGCTAACTATAAAGTCTTCGAGTGTCATCATATCGTGATCAGAGTCAGCACCATTGTACCAGTACTCGCAATATACATTTTAGTCATAATGGGCCTCAACTTTCAGATACAATTGTAAAATCATCTAATGACATGGCAGTAGTAAAGTCTCGAAATCTTGAATGTGAAGTAAATTTTACACCAATTTCAATTTTGTGATTATAGGGGTGTGCTTTGTAGCCCCCGCCTCTACCGTTTGTTGTTATAGTATACAACATGTTATTTTTTGTATATCGAAATATTTTCATAATATCATCCTTAGTCTATATAGATGGTATATCCGCGCGATGCTGCTTCGTAATCTACTCGCACCTCGGAACCGTCGTCTTGAATCTTATATAACTGCACCGCATGATCGCTTTCTAATAGATCTGACATCTCGCTCTTGATATTTTCCAAGTTATCTGATACATATGGCCTAATAGATACACCGCCGCCGTCATATCCTTGTGCTTTAATTCTATACATTATTTTTCCTAATCTACTAAGTTATATAGTCTCATGTCATTAATAGTTAAAAATTCCGAACGGCCAGTTACCTTGTATACAGCCCATAGAATCAAAAACATAGGTTCTCGTTTCTGTGATAATTTCGACATCATTTTTATTGATGTTACCGTATTCTATTTGCTCACCAAGCATATTGACTACAGTATCTGAGTACACACGAATATTCAGAAAATCATTTACTTTGACTAATTCCAATACTTTTTCTACCAAAAGATTTGGCATAAGATTGAATTGCGTATCTGTATACTCTGTTTTCATATTTGGTTTTGCATTTCCGACATATACAGTAATCATTTTGAACCTCTTTGTTTACAGTTTCTTATACAAGATATATATACCCATGTCAATCACTTATTGTCTTTTATTAATATAATTATGCGGCAGGACTGAAATTGGTCACTATTCCTTTGTCGCTATGAAACGATTCCACAGATATACGGTAATATGCGGCAAGAAAAATATCGTTATTATGAAAAAAAATACAGTAATAATAATAACAAAAACTACTATATCATAAAAAAATGTAAAAATAAGTAAGAGCACAAATAGTAATATAATTAAGCAGAATGCTGCATCTTCAATGTTGATATGTGGTATTTTCATTTGATTCTCTTTTTATGATATATATAACAATCACTTATTATCTTTTATTAAAACCAATGACTGCTCTTGCGTTTCTTTGTTAGGTTTGGTCATCTAAGATTAGAAAATTGTACCTTGGGTTTTGGCATCGATAAGGTTGGCACCTTCAAGATCAGCACCACTAAGATCAGCACCACTAAGATCAGCATAGCGAATGTTGGCACCACTAAGATTGGCATCAACAAGATTTGCACCACGAAGATTGGCGTCTGGACCGATTGCGTAACCATTAACAATATTCATTGTGTTTCTCCTCTATGTTTATTTTTACTGTTTTAATATAAGAAAAATTTGTAAGTTTGTCAAGTGTTATTTTAGTAAGCCTTCAACAAGAAGCCTCAAATGCTTTATTACGGATGCCAGTCCATTCAAACCACGCAGACGCTTCAGTAATCTCCAAATTAAGTGTAGAGTTCTGAACGAACTGCTTGGCATCAGACTCCATTAGGAATACACCAACAACAGTATTAAAGTCTGTTTGGTGGTTCTTAGGGATATAGGCTACATACAGCATGGTTTATCTCCTTTGATTTGATTTATTCACAAGTATTTGTTTGGAAGTCATCTCTGACCACATCAACTTAGTCCTTGATGTTATTTTTAATCACTTATTATCTTTTAGTAAAGCCAATGCGGCAGCCGATTCAATATTCAACTTTTTGAGATCTGATCTTATATAGGCAAGTTCGGTTTCGCTATACATACTGGTTCCGTATATAGAATTTAGATATTCTTTTTGGCTGGAACGGGACTTTCGAATATACTTTTCAGTATATTCTTTTGCTTCTTCTGGCGGAAAGTGCTTCAAATAATATAACATAATAAGGGTCTCGATGCTCGGTTCATCAGTACCCGCACCTATATTTGGTTGGTATTTGAAAATATTATTCACATCATATATCCTTCTGTTTCATATTATTAAGTGTTGCTATACTATATACAGTTCACAATGTCAACACAAGTTATTATTTTTATAGATCACTGTAATTAATAATGGTTACTGTCTCAGGGTCTGCCCATATAATGCGACGTTCAACGACCCAACTTTTGAAAATCTTAATACCAAACAGTCGTCGTTGAATTTCTATATACTGGTGCGGGCCACCATCTGGTCCGCCGTTTACCACTTTGCACAGTCCAGTAGTTTCTATTTTTTTCCAGCGTCTTAAAAACGCTGACATTTTGTAAGCTTGTTTCATTTTATCCTCTATTGCTATAATTAATAAATCTATATGAGTGAGAAATGTATTCAAGTTCTACTTCTAACTATACGGCTATAATATCATATTTCTTTTGTTTTTTTAGATTAAGATATATACGCATTATTTTCAGATACATTTTCATATTATTAATGCTATGTTTTAATAAGAGTCGGTCCTATGTTTTCACCTAACATTTTAACTGTTTTTTACAGTAGTATTAACAGAAAACATCTTTGGAATATATGGGCAGAAGTATCCGCCGCTGTTGTCTTCAAAAATTCCCCACCGTGCGCAGACAGTCTCAGATTAACAAAGCGATATATTATTGGTCACGACATATCCAGTGTTTAATAAAGTTTTCCATATAGCAGCGAATATTTTCAGCACCTATTGGGTTCATTGAATGTATAGAATACACAAAGTTTTCGGGAAAGTCAAGATCATTATCCATGATATATTGACAAAGCCATCTTGCAAAAGTATACCCAGTATTTTCCCCATCATCGGTAGTATAATGAATGTCTGCTAAATCATGATCAAAACTAATCTTTGTTGGCAACCCATACTGTGTTACACACCATACGGCATCGTCCATAGTACGACAAATAATTAAATCTTTGTATGCACCTAAATCATAGGGAACATCTTCGGGAAATCTCA